ATTAGATGTAGATACATTTGGTGGTGTCAAAGAAGAAGATATCTTAACTGTAGATGCTAGATTCACTTATGCTGAATCTGTAGATGATATCTATTACGATATCCCTTATCCATATGAGGGTTATAATGGTTTCTTCTTTGTATCCTATAGAGGCTTGTATGTAAATCCATCTCGATACACTATTGAAGATGGCGGTCGTACTATTAGATTCCGTAATAATGACTTACATCTAGACCCTAATACTGCTATGGTATTCGTATTCGTATATCCTACAAACAAGTATACTCTAGATGCTAGTGCTGTACGTGTAACTGCTAATATTGAAAACCAAACTAAGTTTACTGTACCAGTACCTTACGGTGATTACTTCAAAGATGGTAATGAATTCTTCGTTATCCGTAATGGTATCTTCTTAGATACTGATGACTATATCGTAGACCCTGATAATAATACTATGACATTAACTTCACCATATGGTTTAGATATTGGTCAAGAATTAGTATTCAACTTTATGGTTGGTAATAAGGTTAGTGTGAAAAACCATACTATCACTATTAGAGCTACTAAAGATGATCAACAAGTCTTCAAGTTACCTGAAGTATTCCATGACTATAATAAACGAGACAATAAGTTCTTCTTAGTTATTGGTGATACTCTTGTAGATAAACGTCGTTATGTAATCGATGGTGATGATTTACGATTCTTAGGTGATGATGATAAGATTCCTTATGGTCGTGAAATTGACTTTATCTTTGTATACTGTCAACCAATCGATGATGTAACTGGATCTATTGGTGATATGGTAGACACTTCTAAGTATGGTATCTTTACTAGCAAGGCTACTACTATTACTACTGATGGTCAAAGAGATATTAAGATTCCATTCGAAGAAACTCTATTATATGATCATAATTTCTTTGTTACTATTGGTAGTACATTCATAGACTCTTCTAACTATACTATCAATAATGCTACTGGTTATATCAAATTTATCAATGATAATATTAAAACCGTAGCAGGTAGAGAAGTCTTATTCACATTGATTGATTCTAAATATGCTGTAGTCGAAAAGGATATCGGTATTACTAAGTCTACTATGGAAAACCAAATGGACTTTGATATCGTATTACCATTTGATAACTACTTCGAGCAAGGGAATAAGTGCTTAGTATTTGTTGATAATGTATACTTAGATCCGTCTAGATACACTATTGATGAGAAACGTAATAGATTATCCTTAGTTGATTTTGATGATGCTCTCCCTAAGGATAAGAATGTAGTATTCATGTACCTATACGTAGCTAATAATACTAATAAGTCTTATACTTCAGAGGAAGTTCAACATCCTAAGCTTACAGAATATGGATATATCTATCTAGATAAGAAGAAGATCAAACACAATATGAATTCTAAACTATTCTTCTTATACGTAAATGGCAAGAAAGTAGTTGCTGATACTATTGTAACTCCAGCTAATAATATTATTAGACTTACAGAAGATCCTCAAACAAGATTCAATGCAGTTATTATGGATTATACACCAAGAATAGCTGACTTAGAACCTTATAAGAATATCAGATCTGATTATGATACTATCATCAACTCTGTAGACCTAGAAGATGTAGATAAGATGTGGGATATCTATACTAAAGTTTCTGATATCGAAGGACATAAAGTTCCTAATATCAGTCAAGAAGCTATCGTTAACCATATCATTCGTGAACACTACATCGCTAGTGGTGTAAACAAAGGATTACCATTCATCTATACATATGATACATCTACCTTGAAGAATAAACAAATCAATGAAGTTAAAGAAATTACTCATAGATTTACTGCACCAGGCAGCTATAGCTTTACTGTACCTGAGGGTATTACTAAGTTAAGTATTCAATCTATCTCTGGTTCTAGTAAAGTAGATGTATTCAGTAATAGAACTACAAATCCATTATCTAATGCTAAAGTAGGTGAAGCTTCTTACTTGATTCCTCAAGAAAAAGCTGATGACTTTAATAAGTTGATTAAATGTATCTTCTCTATTAGTCAACCTAGATCTAATAATGGTGTACCCCAAAAGGGATGGGCTGTTGGTCTAAATCCTAAAGAGGGTACATATGGTATTTCTGCTGACCCTAATATCTTAGCTGGTAACTTAGTAATTCAAACTATTAAGACTATGCCTAAGATTAAATACAAAGTTACAGCACCTAAGGGTGGTTTTGTATGTATTGGTTTCAATAAGAATGATGGTAAACGTCCTAAGTATATAGTTGACTATAAATCGTTTGCTAATGCTGGTTGGTTCCCTAAACGTCTTAATACTGATACTGGTATGTATGAAGAAATCCCTGCTGGTGAAGATAAGACTATTTCCTATGATAATGTATTTACATGGGACGAAGGTGAGTCTATCTTTGAAGTACCAGAAGGTGTAACTAATATGACAGTTGCATTATGTAGTGGCTTTGAAGGTATTCCTGCATTAAATGATAGCGTTACCCATGTATCTAAGATGGCAGCTATCCAAATTGTAGGGTATGGTATTAATAAATTTAGTGTACCTGAATTACCTGATAGTGCTACAGTAGAACGTATTGATATCTATAGATACTATAATGCTTCTACTTCACGTTATGGTACTGCATCTAAGAATACTGTAAGTGCTGGTATTGAATTAGATAAACAATCTGACTTTACTAGATTTGGTAAGAGCACTTATACTGAAGCACCATATAATACATTTGACCAAGATACATTAGCTAACTACTCACCAACTAATATGAACAATGATGAATATGCTAAAGCATTCACACGTTTAACAAACGAAGGTGTAGTTATATCTGTATCTCGTGGTGTCGAAGGTGTATCTAACTACTTAGATATGCGTGTAGAACCTGGTGAAAGATTCATGGTAGTTGTAGGTAAAGGTGCAACGTCTAATGGTGCATTAAGTATCACTTATGATAACTTAGTACCAGCTAGAGAATCTAATTTGTATATTATGGATACATTTAATGCTAGTCGTGAAGTTATGACACATCCTGACTTAGACTATGCTACTAATGATGAATTAGTTTTAGATGATTTACGTAATAGACAGCTTACTCCTGTAAGTGAAGAAGATAAATTAAACTCCTTTAATAGTCCTACATTCATTGGTAGTAAGCCAGAAGCTTCTGCTGATGAATATACTAATATTGAAGAAGTACAAACTACATTTACTCATGATGGTTCCGAAGCTAAAGTTTATAAAGAAAACAATTGGTGGGAACTTAAATACTAAAAATACCGAGGTAGGGGCCTTTAAGCTCCTACCTCAATTTTTGGTGTACTTTAACATTTATATAATTTGACGACTTTTAAAAGGAGGTTACTATATGCCTAATACTACTAGATACAACAGTGGTAGAGCTCCGGTTATAGCCTTAGATTATGACTCTAGGTTTATAGCTCATAAGAAAGAGCTATTAGTTGATTATAAAAAAGGTAAGCTCTATGTAGTATCTGCTGAAGATAAATCAGTTATTATAGATATTACTGCTAATATTATCAATGAATTTACTAGCTCTGGTTCTGTTGCCGATAACTTCATCGTTAATATTGAAGGTGTTGGTGAGATTAATCTTACTAAGGCTATCAATAGAATCTATAAGAATAATATTACACTAAAAGAGAATGATGAAGCACATTATCTCTCTCCGACATTAAGATTTGATAACCGTTCTATTACAGTACAAGATACTGAAGTAGGTATCTCTAACTTTAAGGTTGCTGGTAATAATACTTACCCAGTTAAAGATAATAACGTAATCAAATGGGTACCACGTATTGATGAAGATGTAGTTAGACGTGTTACTAGATTAGAAACATTAGCTCCACCTGATGCTGAAGAGTTTAAACGTCTTCGTAAACAAATTGCTGATATCCAAGTTACTGCTGATTTATATGCAGACTTACCAGCAATTAAAACTTTATCTGATTCTAACCGTAACCGTTTAGATGTATTAGATACTAAGATTCTTAAAACAGCCGAGATTGATCCTATTAAAACAGATATCTCTGGACTTAAATCTGATACACAAGCTATGAATAATAGATTGACTACATTAGAATCCAAAGAAGATACTGAACCTAAGTTTACTGCTTTAGATAGACGTATTACTGCTATTGAAGCACAGTCTGCTGCTTTTACTAAGATTACTGATCTTCAAGTTAAAGTACAGACTTTATTAGCTAAACCTGATTTAGAACCTAAAGTTACTGAGTTGACTAATAAAGTCAATACTATTAGTTCATCTTTTGAAACGTTGAAAAGTAATACAGAATCTAAACTATCAGCTATCGAAGGTAATACTAATCGTACTACATCTGAAGTATCTGCTATCTCTGGTAGATTGAATACATTAGAGGGCTTAAACATTGCTAAGTTTAAAGCTGATTATGATACACGTATTGCTACACTAGAAGCTGTACCTAACTTCACTTCTAATATCACTAACTTAGAATCTCAAAACTCCGTATTGACTAACTCAGTTAATATACTTAAAACACAAGTCAGTGGTTTAATGCTAGCAGAAGACTTAACTCCTCGTGTATCTGCATTGGAACGTGAAAAAGTTACTGCTAAGAATGTAACTATGCCTGCAGAGAAAGTACATTTACCATCTGGTGATCCTGAAGCTAATAAGATTTATCCTTATACTATTCATAGCTTTGATAGCCAAGATTCTAATGTAGAATTCAAGATTCAACGTAGTGGTACTCGTGATACTACATTATGGATTGACTTATTTATTGACTTTACAAACTCTAGTAATACTACAAGAAAGATTCTTAAGTTTACTAAACCAGATAATAATAATCTATATGTATATATCCCACCAACTAATAAGAAGATTCATTTAAAGATGATGTCTTATGATTCTGGTATTAGCTGGTTCTATAACTATGAATATGAAATGGGTATTGCTGATCAAGGCACAGTTTAACTTCCAGGAGGTATATAAATGGGAGCTTTAAAATATACAGAAAGCCTACGGAATAACCTCCATGAGGTTACCCGTTCTGCTGGTACAGTTATTTACTGTACCGATACTAGAGAAGTCTTCTATGATGCTTCTGATGATATGCGTCTATTGACAGACTTCATTCTTATGCTTAATAATGATAATGAACGTACTCAGATTGTAAATAATAATACAGTTCTTGAAGCACGTATCTATTGTGTACGTGATGCTCGTACATTCTATGCGTATGATACAAATGATGGTTGGCAACAACTCTTATCTGTAAAAGAAGCTAGTAAATATGTAGGTCCTATTACAGATATCACTAAAGCAACTATTATGAAAGATGGTAAACGTATTGCACCATTGACTACAGCTAATAATACTTACCTAGAATCTGGTGAGACTGTTGAAGCTAAGTTAAAACAAATGGGTGTAATTGCTACATCTTTCCGTACACACTTAGTTACTGAAACTAAGAAACGTTTCCCTATTCCAGTACCATTTGATAACTACTTTGATATGCCTAATGCATTCTTAGTTCATATTGGTACTAACTATATTTACCCTAACCGTTATAGCATTGATGGTAATGATATTGTATTTAATGAACCAGTTGAAATGAATCGTTCTATCAACTATACATTCATCTACAATACTAAAGCGCCTGCTGTAGCTGGTATGATTAATAATATTGATGGGTCTCTCATTAACCGTGGTTCTATCCCAACTGATAGAATGGCTAATGTAAGTGATTCCCCATTCTTAAATAGCTCTAGCTCTGTAGCAACAAGTGCATCAGTTAAAACATTATTTGATTTACTAGTTGCATTATGTGATGAAAAGAATATCATCTCTCGTGCTATTGCTAAACCTATTGCTACAACTACTTCGGCATTATCTCTCGAAGTCCCTGAGGGTTACACTTTAGCTGATGGTAATATCATTGCTGTACGTTTCCGTGCTAATATGCCAGCTAATGGTGATCTCGTAGTCAATGATCGTACTATCCCAGTATACAAATCCGTAGCAAGTAAACTTGAAGCCGGTGATATTACTCAAAACGATGAATTGTTCTTACAATATGATGCGGTTCATAATCGTTTCTATATTACTAATGGTATGCCTTATCGTATGGATACTTACAATAAAGTCTATACTGCGCCAACTGATAATATTAGTACAATCTCTTTTAGTGATGCATCCTATCTTCCTGGTGTAGACTATATGGAAGTATATCTCGAAGGACTTAAACTAGTTAAAGATGTAAACTATCGTATTGATGAAAATGCTAAAGCTATTCATCTTATCGACTTTACAATGGAAACTGGTCAAGTATTAGAATTAGTGTCTAGACGTATTGTACGTACTCGTGGTGCTAACTCTTATAACTTGAATGCTAATGATACTGCACCAGATGCACCAGACGTAAACCCTGAGTTCTCTAGTAGAATCTTTAGTGCCGTTCATGATAGCACTACAGATCTTAAGAAATTGCGTTTAATCCCACCAGGGGATATGGATTCTCTTAATGATCTAAAACATGGTGAATCTTTAAATATTAGATTTATAGATGGTGCTATTGGTGATTCTTATACTGAGTTTGGCCAAACTGTATACAATATCTGTGATAAGAATGGTGAACAAATCGTAGATGCTATCGCTGCTGGTGATATCATGCCATTTATCTTCGATAAGACTAATAAACAGTTTAAGCTACGGTTTACTGTTAATAGTCACCCACGTATCCATGATGGTAATGCTACAGTAAATCCTGGTGATGAAACTGTTCATGATGGTAACTATATTGATATCCCAGATAGTCCATTTATTGAATATTCTGGTGAAGAGAATATCACATATGAAAATAGTTTATATATAAAAACAGTTATTAGAGATTCTTATGCAATCGCATATAAGCCAAATGAAAATTCTTCAAAATATATGTATACGAGATATAATTTTGTTTTTAATATTACCCGTAATGGTATCTTTATTAGAAATGATTTTACAAAGAATATGAAATTATTTAATAATACAGATAACGGTAAGCTCACAAAATTAATTTCGGATTATGCTGATGCAGCACCTGCTCAAGATATTATTAAAGAGTCAATAGTTATTCAAAATAGGACTCTTGTAGATAAAAATCTTACTCCTTTAACATTAAAAGACATGTATGAAGGATTTAGTAATAAAGAATATATTACGTTAAAACCAATTGATGTCATAAATGGTGGTTATCATTTACTACTATATATGGTTGACGGTATTATGCATAAAAATAAAAAAATATATGCAGATGGTGATATATTGTTTAATAGAATAAATAGCTATATACCTATAACGTATTTCAATGATAATGTAAGTGCTGGTATGGGCGCCACTTGTACTTATTATGATAAATTGCCAGCTAATATCTTAAATAAAGAAAATGTATTGTTATTATTTAGTAATATTAAACCAACGATAAATGGTAAAACTTATAGTTTTTCTTATTACCTTAATAATAGTAATGCCTCCTATAAGGAATACGCAAGACTTATTGGCGATACTTCAAATAAACAATTAACTTACGTTAAGTTAATTGATTTATTTAATTCGGATAATATTATTGGTAAATTCTTAAGAAACGTTACCGGATTCATTGTTATGTATTCACAAGACACCGATACATATACTATTGATTTTGCCAACCCTGAAACATATGGTGAATACGTAAGATATTTAATACAAGAAAAAGCTATATCAATAGCTACTACAATACAGTAAGGTGGACCAATATGGCAAGACATACAATAACTTTCAAAGAAGGAAATTGTAAGTTGCGTTTTGATGATTATATTAAAATTACTTTTAATACTGATAGCAGCGGTGGTGATACTGCTGCTATCAATAATCATGATTATCCTATGTATGTAGCATATAAGGATTCTGTATTAAGATACTTAGATGCTGGGGAAATTGTGGCTGGCCAAACTGTAGTAGGACAGTTTAAAGGTAATAAAATCATATTATACGCATCTGACTTTCCGTCATCAGGTGATGGTCCTGTGGATCCATCAGTAAAACGAAGTATGTGGTTATATAGAAATACTATGATAGATTACCCATCTATCTATCAGTATATCTATCTTAAACCATATATGTCACAAGACGATAATATAGTTAACCCTAATAGTACATATACTATCTCTTTCAGTAATGATTCTTTAAATAATATTGATGAAAGTGCTAGAAAGAAGATAGCTGCTATTGTATTTGATGATGTACGTAATAATGGTATTAGACGTATAGTTCCATTAGTAGATACTGATCGTAAGTATTTAACTATTAATGACGTTATCGAAGCAATGACTTATGCTAATGGTACTAATAATATATCCGTAGAGTATACTGAATACGTTAAACATGATAATTTCATGGTAGCAGCATTTGTAGCTAGTGCAGCTCATGCTAAAGACCCTAAGGCTAATACTAAACTTGTATTTAACTATGCTAAGAATTTAGCTGGTACTGAAAGCGTGACTTATGGTAGTGCTGTAACACAAGATATCACTACAACAGTTACTCATGATTATATGGGTCATGGTACAGCTAATGCTGATGAAGATAATACTATCTATACATTATCTGGATTCTGCGATCGTAAGATGCCAACTAGTATTCATATAGTCAAAGCATCATCTGCAGATAAAGATAATGGGTATAATGATATGGCTCATAGTAATGGATCTAAGATTCATGTACTAGGTTTATATAAATCTACTAATGGTGAAATCATTAACCCTAAGAATAATACAAAGACTGATATCAATATAGCTCGTGTAGCCAAGTCTTATAAGATTGCTAAATTCGATGATATCAATTTAGCTAGTGATGAAGATTCTACTATTGGTATAAATGAGAATTACTGGTTACTACCAGACTTAGATTCTCTTATCAATATCTATAATCACTTAGTCAATAATACTGAGCTTATTGAACCAACTGAATCAGAATTACATAGCACGTCAAATTATAAGTATAAGTCTTCTAATGATGTAGATATTAATGCTTTAGACGGTATTACTATCTATTGTGCTAATACACCAGATGATTCTGTAATCAATATCATTCGAGATATTAATAATAGTACAGCTGGACATCTTAAGATTAATCTTATTGATGGTGGACGTAGTCTAACTAAGTCTAGATATGCTACTGAACTATTCAATCAAATATCTATATTCAAATCTAATTCAAATACAGATAAGATTACAGTATTCCCTTGGGATAATACTTGGACTGATCATATGCTTGAAAAGAAATTGTTAGTCAAGGGTAATACTCTAGATGTATTACGTACTAAACTATCTGGTCAAGTTAACTATGATAAAGTCTTAAATGAATCTAATACTACAACAGTGGAAACTGTATTAATTGGGTTAGATGATTTTAGTAACTTTGAAGCCAAGTATAAAGAACTTAAGAAAGTGTATACTGTAAATGCTACACATAAACTAGAGTTCTTTGATAGTCGTTATAATATTCTTAACGATGATATTACACCAAGTTCAAAAACCTTAGAAGATACTACACCAACAGCTGATCATACATATACCACTGTTTGGAATGTCAATACGTTTGTTAATGGGTTCCAATGTTTACGTAAACTAAGTAATGTAAACGATGATGATATAGTCACAGTTACATTCTTAGATAGAGATAATGTAGCAAATATCTCTAGAGATAGTGAACGTCCTGCGATGTTTGTACCATCTACTGCTAATGTAAATAATACATGGACACATCCTATAGTTGATACAAACTTTAGCTATGTATCATATAGATCATTAGTTGGTAAAACTCTTAAACTAAGATTTAGACAGGTTATGAAAACTGCTACAGTTGATTTTGGTTATTATATGATACTAGATGATATGTCTACAGTATTCTCTCATAGAAGTGGATTTGCTCTATATGATACAATCAACTATTTCAATACAGATAACTACACTATGACAACTAATAGATCTGGAGAGATAGCATTCTATAGAGATGATTATAACTATAATGATACTTGGCCTAATATGCTAAAACCTCCAGCAATAGATGAGCCATTAATGGCTACTACTAATATTGATTATGCTAATATAAACGCTATAATCCCAGAAAACGTATGTAGAGTGTTATTACCTACTACGGATAGAGATAAGCATCTATATACAACATTAGCATTCCCTCAAGGACCTAATAGATATCCGTTACATTGCTTAAGAAATGGTAAGCTATATAATACTGGTGCTGGTAATGCTATTTCATTCAGATTATGCAATGTATCAGATTATGCAGACTTTGCTAAATATACAGTAGAGCAATATGCAATATTGGCTCTATCTGGTAGCTCGTTTGAATATAACGTATACCCTGCTATTAGAAACTTGATAAATTATTACACTAAGAAAAAACAAGGTGTATCTTATGATACCAAATTAACTGGTACATTCTCAGTTAATTAGAAAGGATAAACTATGGGAAAATTTGTAATAGTATTTAAGAAAAAGTACCCTAAGTTTAAACTTGGAGACCATATCAATCTTATATTCAAACAAGGGGTTGATGGTGGAGATACTATTAGAATAAATGGTAATACTGTACCTCTTCTAACTAAGTTTAGAAATGGTGCTGTATTACCTGTAGACTACAATCAGTTTACTGTCGGTAACAAATACGTTGGTGAATGGACTTCTAAAGGATTAGAAATCTATGCTGGTGAATTTGTTAAAGAAGAAGCTGTAGATGCCACAAAGAAAACGTTAACCATAGTTGAACGGGGTACCAATAACTGGTACCCTTGTTTATTCACTCAATTTGAGATAAAGAAACAGCAACGGTTAACAAAGAATACACAAGCTAATACATTGGCTAATAATATACAGTATACTTTCCGTATAGCTAAAACAGATATAGATGGTCGTTTACTGAACGTAAATACTTTTGCTATGGTTAAGTATGATGGTAGAGTCATTCCATTATTAGATACAGATAAAAACTACATTACAGTAGAGACTTTATTTGCAATAGCTAATAAGAATACTACAGGCAATGATGTAAACTATGCTACTATTGGTGGTACATATAAGGTTTACTTTAGCCGTGGAAATAAATATCTCGATGGTATTGAGATTAGTGTGCCATCTGGTACAGCATCTCATGCTAGATATAGAGACTATCCGACATTTGATAATGGTTTAGACGACCAATACAAATACTATGTAACTAAATCTGTATTCGTTAAGAATAGACTATATGCTATACCAGCATCATATATCAATACCCCAGATATGCATGGGAATTTCAATCTAGCTAATGGTAAGTTGAAATTTGTTGATAAGTTTGGTAAGAATTGGACAGATAGTAAGAATGCTACATATAGTAGAATCAGTAAGCTATTAGTCTTTAATGATGATACAACTAAGTTAAATGTCAATAAGGATTTTGAACTATGTATACCAAATAAACCTAATGATGGTTTATTTAGAACTGTATCAGGTGATTTGACATTAACTTGCTTACCTAGCTTATATGATTTCACTACTAGTATCAATGTAAATAGTGAGTCTATTATAGACCCATTAAAATACATCAATGATATTCCATATGGGGTAATATACCGTTCACATATGGACGATATAGACTTAGCATATGTACGTAAAACAAAATCCAATAATTCTAAAGCCAATAGATACACTGAATGGTTATTACCACACTTTATGTCTATCTATAAGATTATGGATAATATTGTAAATGGTACACCATATAAGTTTAAATCAGTAATGACTTATAACGGAAAGAATATAACTCAACAAGAGATAGACTATTCTAATTATAAGACCATCAATGTATTGGCTCGTAATAAAACACCTGAAGAGTGTGCTGTTATAGTTAATAAGCTAGCAGCTAATATAAAGAAATACAAATACCGTTCCATTATTAGACTTATTAATGATAACAAAGTCCCATATGAGACAATCAAAACAGCTTTAGATGATGCTGATGAATACGTTATCTATAATAGAGAATCTATAACCAAAGAAGAGTCTCTATTAATCAAATATCTACCAGCATCTATAGCTAATGAATCTTCTGTAGTCCTAGATAGACTTAGATCTAATACTAGTGATATTCTATTCCCTAATATTAAAAATCTAAATGACTTTGGTTTAGTTCAAGACTGTTTAGATATTAGACCTAATCATTATTTCTTATATGATTTACCAGAGTCTAAGATTATAGATGGTGATACATTATACACAGTAAGATTTAATGGTCCTAAGATTGATGGTGTAAAATATTATCTAACGGATGATATTGCTAACCCTAAGCAAACTTGGGCAGAAATTACTGACTCTACTAAATTAAATGGTCTTATAGGTAAAACAGTAGTCGCATCTTATGATAATAATGGTAATAGCTATAAATCATTCGAGGCTACTATTAAAGTTAAAGATAAGACATATACTATCTCTAAAACCACAGATACAATAACTCCTGATGGGGTTATTATGTATCGTATTATACCACAAAGTGGTGTAGTTATTAACACAAACGTTATATTAGCAGAAAATTCTGGAAACTATAACTGGAAATTATACGTTCCTGGAGAAAAATTAAAAGAGTTTAGTAACCCGTATCTACTAATACGAGAAACCACATCTATCGATGGTACACATACCGAAGAACAGAAGATAGCTATAACTGGAGATAATAATATAATTATACCACCATTAGCTATAGTTAAACTTGTATTAGAGATTGGTAACTATTCAGTATCAGGAAACGTAATCGTTGGTGATAATGGTGAAACTGATACAATTAATGTAACAGATGGAAATACTACATGGGAATCATCTGAGTATTCTATAACTAAGCCATTTGAACGTGTTACAATTCCAGCCAATATCAACTTTGATTATCTTCTTAAAGAAAACGAAATGAAAGTTGATCATAAACAAACATTTACTGATGAATCTAACTTGTTTGACGTTTATGATGTAACTAAAGTTGGTGGAGACTTACAAGAACTATCAAACGAATCTGAATATAAACTATTCTTTGATAAGAACTTGACAACTAAAACTGGGTTGTCTATTGTGGCTATTAAGTTTAAAGATAGACTTATTCCAGTAATCAATAATAATAGAGAGTATCTTAAAACTTCCAATATTAAAGATTATCTAAATACTAATGGTACTAATAAATTAGCAGTTACTTATGAAGTATTTTATGATGATCCTAATATAGTTATAGATGCATTTAAAGTCGATACTAATATAAGTGACTATAATCGTACACGTATCAGTTCAGAAAATGTATTCTTGGTTGGTTGTAATGGTAATGAATATCGTCCTAGATATAAATACTTCAAAGGAAATATTGTTATTGGTGGTTCATATAAAGAAAATGCAAATCCTACACCTAGTAATAATGATTTCTTCTATAAAGCTAAGACAAATGGAACTGTGGATATAGATGCCAATAATAAAATAGTTAATTTAAGTTCCAGATTCTATACAGACTTTACTACAACATTAATGAATGCATCTCATTGTGAAATGATAGTCGGTAAAACAGATCATAACCGTATAGCATTAACTCTATTCCAAGATAGCCCTATTATTAATTGTGCTGTAACAGAATCGGTTAATAACTGTAATTCTATACCATACGATTTATATGGTATTGGACAATATAACTTATTTAATGCTGTCAATAATACTTATGGTCGAATCTACATGTATCGTAGACAGACTATGAAAGATAGTATGCTTTGGGGTTATATCTTACTCATAGATGACTATATCAATGCAGTAAAATATACTAACCTAATAGACTCTCGTGTTAGTACAAATACTGATGGTCGTATCGAAGTTGCTAGAATGACTCTTAATGATGGTACTACGTTTAATACAAAAACTCAATATGTACCTGAGGCTACAAGATTGGTTAACGCATATAATACTGGTAAGTATAATTATATGAAAGTACATAAAACCATGAGTAAGCAGGAAGTGTTATCACGAATTGATGCCATTAAATATACTGGACCCATGATAGCATATCCTAGCCCACAGGCTGGTAATATGAGTGAACGTTATGGGTTTGGTACTATAAATTACGATTACCAAGCTATAGGGTATATTACATCAGCACAACTAGCCGCAATACCAACAAGCATAAGTTCTGATGTAGTTATTAAACTTAACACACCAGCATTCAAATACATATTAAGACGTACAGATACACCTAGCGATAAAACGTATATAGAACACTTTAAGGATACTATGACTAAACTCACAGATATCCAAATAGATAATAGAGCTATGCAAGTATATCTTGTAGATAGCGACTATGTACGTAATAATATATCTTTACAAGATCTATTAGAGAAATCTAAACCATCTTGGATTGATTACAATAATACACAATCTAAACAAATAAGTTTATTCTTATTAGACTACCATGATTTAGATGATAGTGGTATTGCGGTAACAAATTCACGTGATACTGCAGAAAATATGTATAGAGAAGCATTAGCTATTAAGACTAATGTAGATAATGGTCGTTATGATGCTAATATACATATCTTAGAGATGGTAGGTGGTTTAACTGTATGGACTACCCCACCTAAAGGTACAATGAATGATCTGTTTAAGAATGAAGATAATATTACAGTTGTTTGTGGCCGTGAAGGTACCAAATTACCAGCTGGCACAAATGTGTATGGTATAAAAGAAACAGATATAAATAGAATTATAACTGATGCTATTACAACAGATTGTATATTCAAACTAAGTGGTGACCCTAGTGGGATATATAAAATACCAACATCAAACAATTCAAGGCCAGGTGCTAATTATAATTATAAGATATGCTATATTGAATTTGAAAGTATCGAACGTGATAAGAAGTGTTGGATACCTTTGATAGATAAGACTACATATGACTATATATCTTGTAAATTATTATCTGCATTAGTTAACCAGGATATCTATATAGAAGTACGTAGATTTATACCTGAAGATCCTAGAATCAAATATCCTATATTTGGTGCAGTGGTGCTTAATACAGTTACTGATATGCTAAGACAAGTGCACAATAAAGTATTCTATTCTGATGGTAGTTATGATCGTGGCAATAACCCTAATGGTCCTACAACGATTAACTATATAATTGCTAATAATACTGTACCTGGTACAAATAATAATATCACTAGTAATACTGTATTACCAGACATTCTATTTAGAAAGAATGGTAATGATGATACTAGTCTTGTTTCAGAACCTAAGAATGGTCCTGGAAGATTTATGTATCATACTGGTGATTTTGTATATAATGCTAATATATCAGATGCATTATTAGCAGAAGAGTCTTTAGCTGCAGGTGGTGCCAATGTTAAAGTATTAGGCAATAATGTTAATGAGTATAATCGTATACGTATTGCTAGAAACTATGGCGTAAACCAAATTAATACATTTGAACCAGTAATGGATAACCTATCTATGCGTTATACTGACGATAAAGGGTATAAAAACGTACAAGATATTGGGGTTGGTACATTCTTACATCCATATGCTTATATTAATACACTATTATTTAATGGTAATGGTGATGATTGTATGGCTGGTACTGGTAGAAATACCTATATAGCAGTCCCAGAAATGTTTGAGCCTAATTTAGATCTCACTAATGAACCTGGTTCGAATGAATGGAAATCTAAGTTCAGCACTAAGCTATATAAAAATGGTGTAGTATATGATTTCTTTATGCATAGCTCTGATATTATGTATGCTTTATTCTTTAGAGATAGCTGGCGTGGTGGTTTAACTAAGTTTACTAACCCTAATGACGAAGCACATAAAACACGTGAAGGACAATACATTTATCCTGATTGCAACCAAGCTACACTTATACCACACTTTAAAGGTATAATTCATTTCTATAAACAATTCTTAGATGATAGTGTTACTGTACCAACAAGTATTAGTATTGGGCCATCTCCAGTAAATTTATTTGTAAATAGAAACTCTGACACTAATCATAAACAATATGTAATTTACTTAGACAATATTGATGATATGAATAATAATATGAACTATATTACTAGTTTCATCACACGATATTATAGTAAATTGAATGATAATGAATCAGTAGTCTTTATTGTAAATAACTATGCTGAAGCTAATAACGATTCTAAAGCTACATATAATCGTAATGGTACTAACGTTGATATCAAACGTGCATCTTTAAGAAATATTAATACTTATATAGCACGTATCAATAAAGTCCTAGCACAAGAGTTCCAAAAGAACCCTGGCTATAACTTAAAGATTGCTGTATACTTTACTAATAGTAGATATCAAGTTATGGGGCCTTGGTCTAATGAGTACTTATCATCTTCTGCTAATATAATTCAAGCATCAAACCCTACAGGTATAGAAGTAGAACGTGTAGCTAATATAGTAAAAACTGCTACTGGTAATACTAGTATGCGTAATATCTTTAAAGGGTTTAATGTTACATTAGACTTCTTACGTAAAGCTGAATTTATGCAAGCTAAGAATCCTAAAGCCTATGTCGGTTTCGTTGACCCTGTTATCTTCGAAACTGTATAAAAAATAAAACAGGTATAACAATGGAGTAATACGGTGGCATACTATGTACACCACCGTATTCTCTGTTATCACCTATAAATGATTTTCAGTTATAGGTAATTTGAATCCTTGTGATACAAGGAATCTATAGGCCCAGATAGTGTATGGGTAAATTTAGATACAGCTATTCTGAGTAGCTGTATCTACCATACACAATTATAGTATGTAACTGTAAAACAGTTTACTTTATAAAAAATAATACATGGGTAAAGAAGAGTATCTTTACCCATGTATATTATTATTTATTCAAAATCTAAGGTTCTAGATTTTGAATAAATTTTAAACAGTCATCGTACTCACTACGAGAATAGTTTTCAGAATTACCATTCTCGTAGTTGCGTACAATGTCTAGAGCTAATCTTATTTTTAAATAAAGATTAGCTTCATGACCAGCTGTGAGATTATAATATCTCATTTGAGCACCAGTCATAGGAGTCACCTCCTTTCGGCATGCAGACTATGTCTACAAGTGTATGGTTATATTTAGATACAGCTACTTGAGACTAGCTGTATCTACCATACACAATTATAGTATGCAATCATAAATATTAACTTTTACTATAAAAAACAAAATACCCAGTATAGTCAATGACTATACTGGGATTTCTTTTGTCTTAGAATGGGGTATAATATGTATTGAATACTCTAGAGATCAAGTGACCTTTAGTTCTAAGGTATAATGCAACTATAGATGCATGTATTGTTATAGCTGCATATAAACTCTTTATATTATAAATACCCATCTTAGTTAGTTTATATCTTTTGTTTAAGTAAGCAAAAGATTCACCTAGAAGTAAATCATCTCCTAGCTGATCATAGACAAGGTATAGATTATAATAGTCTTTAATAGAGTCATATAGCTTTACTATTGTGCCTGTTTGGAATGATGGTACATGACCCATGTCTTTACATAATTCACATAGTTTATGTCTTAGGTCTTGTCCGTTAGATATCTCACTATTCTCATATGCTTTAGCTAATTCATATAAGATTTTAATAGACTTAGTTACGTCAAATATATTAGAGTACTTACTATAATCTGGATAGATGTACAATCTATATGGGGATTTACGTCTACCACGAACAGGTCTCAATAATGATTTAGGAACGCCATATTCTTCTCTTATATTCATTAACCAATCAGCATATTCTTTCTTTATATTTGGTCTTAGTAATAATAGAAATGGATTACCAGATGACCGTCTTAAAGAGATAGCCTTTCTTGTAAATAGCATAGTGGTTAATTCTTGTATACCACAAGTTTTCATATCTTGTTCTCTTTCTAAGAACGTTGGTTTATCAGATACTGTATTAACCATATTCATATATCTAGTCCAATAACTATATAGCTTAATTTTTTGGTTAGTTGTCATACCAGATAGATGAATAGCATATGCTTCTTTTGGAGCCCTTGTATCTAAGTATTTTATTTTCAATTCCCGATATCTAATGACATCACTTTTAGTTAACTTGTTTGATTCTCGCATTTTTAATCTCCTATTCTAACACAATTTAATATAAATAATAACCATATATATCCGTATAACGAGTTTTTACAAACTTTATGTACGGATGTACTTATAGTTATAATATACAATTAAAAAATACCCTGGATGAGCGATTTGCCCATCCAGGTATACTTTTTATTTTCTATTATCATGTATAGGATAGTTCTCAGATTCTGGATCTTTATTATAGACTACACGATAGTCTGAGTCTTGTTCCATAGCTAGTAATTGAGAATTCATATATGCTTTATCAGTATAAACAACTATCTCTGAATACTCAAAGTCTACAGGTTTAATTGTATTAATAACCATATCAGTCCAGTTGACGTCTATATCAACTATCTTATTATTATTGACAATCTTAAAGTCAATAAACACAGATGGACTAATGAACTTAGACTTACAGTACTTTATTAATTTATTTATATATGGGTCACCATCAAAGATATCACTAATACTAATCTCTAACACTTTATCTTTCTTATCTTCATAGTCTAACGTAAAGAATTGCTCCCAACCACGCTCATTCAATGTTGGTACATTAGCAAAGTTAGCCACATACGACTTAATATTACCAGCGTTATCAGTAAACTCAATAAGATTAGTGTGCTTAGCCGTAAAGTAGCAATATACTTTAGGTGCTGGCATTCTAATCTCTGTAGTAAACTCAATAAAGTAATTAGAACTTACTTGTCCTTGGCGTTCACCATCATCTATATTAATATCTGGTGTAGCTATATGAGTATACATAGCTTTAGCTCTAATAAAGAATTCATTTCTTCCATTAATAGCTCTTAGTTTATATATAAATGGGACTTCAGACTTACTATTTAAGTATACTAGGAATTTGAATGGATCTTTGATTTCTTTCTTCTCTAGATCTACATCAAATCCAACATCTTGAGCTAGTGCTAATAGCATTTCTTGTGGTACATGGATATCCATATCAAGATACTTACCAGATGTGGCACCAACTTTAAGAGCCATCTTAAGATATTTCATAATATCTATTTGCTTAGCTTTAGTATTGACTTTAATACGTACTTGGAAGTTCATAAGCATTTGTTCAAATGCTATAGCAATATACTTATCACGTTCTCTATCTTTAAAGAATGTATCTCTATAGTTGAACGTTCTAGCATAGTATGTCAAGTCATAGTTATTAGCATCTATACCATCACGGTTAAAGTCTGTATCTAACTGAGGGATAATAGCAATAGCAGGTTTACCACGTTTAATCATATCATTGATATTGAGTTTAGCCCAATCATCAAAGAGATGTTTCCCTTCAATGTAGACAGTCTTAAAGAATGATGCACTAAACTGTGATAAGATATAGTTCTTAAAGAACTCTACACATACTGAGTATGCGTGTACATGGGATGGAACACAAAGATTGCGATATATCTTCTTCTCCATACGTTCTACTATATCAATTGGTTTAAACTTATCAGGGTCTGCATATATCTTAGCCAATACATCTCTATTAACCACTTCAAAGTCTTTACCAGGCTCTACTTTTAACTGTACATCATCAGTAGTCAATGGTATATCTTTATCAGACCTAGGTAACTGCTCTCTATCTTTCTTTATTTCAGATATAGTATGAATACCAGGGTCATCATCACGTTTTATATCAAGCTCAATCAGAGGTATATTACCATCATTATCTGGGCCTACTGGAGTGACTATACGGTACTCATAAAAAGGTTTCTTAGCCATAATACCTCCTTAATGACAAAAAATTATATAAATGTTTGGGGTAGCCCTTAAGACTACCCCAATACGTATTAATTATTAGAAGCCACCGTATGTAGTACCGCCCATAATAAACCTCCTATTTATCAATGATCACGCAATGAAAGTTTCCAATGCGTTGATCGAATTTGTCATTTAAGTCCGAATAATCAGATACAAGATAGTATGTATTATAACCTTGCATCGGATCATTCGGTTCAATTAAAGCTACACGACATGGGATATCGATATCGTGCAGTTCAGATTTTACTACTACTGCTTCACCTAATTGTAATACATCAGATCTAGCAGCGAAATAATTGTTTCCAGAATACATTATCTACCCTCCATTAGAGCTTTGATATCTTCAATCTCATCTTTAGTATAAGTATCGAAACCTAGATTACAGAAGCTATTCAAGTTTACAATAGTATCCTTGAAGTAGTTCATGAATGAATTGAATCGTCCATTGTTCTTAGAAATCATCATAGTATTTCTAGGATTCAAAGACTCTTCACATCTAGCTACGAATTCCTTATTGATAAGATAAGTGATATTCAAGCAGTCCCCATCAAAGTCTGCATTCATACCAGGTAATACCTGTAATGGAACTCTCATAGTGAATGAATCTACCAATACATCAATACAATACATCTGTAACACGGAACCATAGTTGATAGTTGGGTTACGATTGATGATGAATGGGATTCCTCGAGGGTAGGATTTAATGATACCCTTAATAATATCTAAGATAACTGGGTCTACATAAGTTTGGGCTTTCCACCACTTCTTATGTGCATCACTATAAGTGATATTATAAGACCTAGCTAGGATATTGATGATAGTTTGTTCCAATAGAACTAGTAATGAGTTATATGGAAGCTTAATTTCATCAATACGTAATGTAGCATCTGGAATGATTACATTACGACCAGTAAAGTTATATCGACCTGCTAATGCAGATTGGATTGCGCCTTTCTTATGTGCTAATTCTTCGATGACAGAATCATATAAAGAATCATTAGACCCAGCATATAGATATTGGATATTCAAGAGAGCCTCATCTTTGAATTGGTCTCTTGCCTGAATCACTGTACGGTTACCATTTACTAATGCTGCATATTTAGCGATATTATTGTAAATAGCATTAGCTCCTTTAAAGGAGAACTTATCCCCTTGGAGATTAACCATACGTAAGAATAGAGAATACACTGGAATAGAATGTGTAAGTAATCTGTCCCTATACTTTAGTAGCAACTCATAGTTAGCTATCTTGTCTTTCTTGGACTTGTTCTTACGAGCAAAGTATTCCATGATTTCGTCTATCCGTTTACAGAATTCTATCATACCAATACCATGATACTCACCAGATTCTTTTCTGACTTTCTCATTGACTTTAGATACTTCGAATCCATTTTCATCTAGTTCTACATCTAGAGTCAAGATATCTTTAAGAACTGCTGGAGTGATTAGTTTCTCTAGGTTCTTAAATAAGTTTGGATGGATGATTACGTGCTCTTGCAATACAACCCAACCAGTAATATTAAGGTCATCGTCTACATATTTGACCTTAGTATTACAATATGGACAGATTTCGTTGTTATATAGTCTACCAGTATAGTGGCCACATTCACAACGATATCTATCCTTATAAGCATCTTTATCATCAGATATAGATGCCCCGTACTTGCTAGAGAAGATGGAAGAATCTGACTTTAAATCTTTCTTTACCGTCTGTGGTTCAGAAATGATAAAGTCTCTACCTTTAGATATGCCTTCGATACGAAGCTTATCCAAATCTAGAATTTCCATAGTTGTCTTCCATGATTCATTTGGTGAATGATGGAGACGTATGTTCATATTCAATTTGCGTTCTTCCATATTAACTCCTCCTTAATTGAAACGTGCAAGATAAACCTCTGCACAGATTCGTTTGATTGCTTCCTTGATATCATCCATAGGAATAACTCTATCAGATAAATCCTTATAGATTTCCTCAAGCATAATGCCTACATCACCTTTAGTGATGTCATACTTAGAGCATACATCGTCAAGACTCACCCCAAATATGATTAAGTCCATAAACACATCATTGTGTGTTGGCATATAATGCTGTGGTATAGATTCTTGATCTGTTGGTATAATTGATAGAACGATATCACTAGGTTCTTGTTCTTGTACTTCTGTGTTAGAAGTTGTATCATCTTTTACCACAAATGCAGGTCCTTCTTGAAATGTTCGTGGACCACTATTATGTACCCCATTATCAAGAATCATATTAACGAGTTCATTAGCAGAAACATCGTATTTACTAGATATATCTGCTAATGTCATACCATTAGCATGATCTTCTAAAATTTTGCTTTTTAAATTTTCTTCCATTTTTATATCTCCTTTTTAATCAAAGCTTTGATTGGAGCAACTTTATCCAACCAAAGAACAAATTTATCTCTTGATTTTAGATTATACTTCTTTAATTGATATTTATATAAGATAGAATGCCAAGATACTCCGTTATTGATATCTTCTACTAATTCTTTATATTGTGAGATCAGGCCTCTGTATCTTCTATAATAATCTATTATAGTTGTATAACGTCTTTCAGATAAAATATCATTCTTATCAATATTATATCTGTCTATAAATTCACTATAAGATATACTGTCTTTTCCATCTATAACTAATAGCATCAGTTTCATTGTAAGATTGATAGAATCTTTAATATTAATATCAAATTGATGCTTTTGATTTGGTATATCAATATAGCTAGTTAGTAGCATATAATTAACCGCTCTATTTTTAAAATTATGAGCGCTATTATACTCCTCATTTGATGGTAAACTTAAAAGTTTACCAAATCTATAGGCACGAACTATTGCTACAGTTTGTGAGTTCCTATACCCAAAGTATTTCTTAGTCCCAGTCTTTGATAATTTATTGACTTCGACTAGTTTATAAAACTCATAAAGCTTCTCAGTGAGCTTTGGGTTATAGTACCTAAAGAATACATTCTTCAGATACGTAGTGTGTCTCATAATTTTAGCACCTTTTATATTGAAGTAGCTTTTTACATCCAATTTTTTGAATTGGTCTAAGGTGATACCAAAATTATCCAGGTAGCTTTTGAAACTATTGTACCTAGCCTGTAACTGTGAGCTATTAGGAATGAGAGCGTCTAAACTTTCTTTAGATTTTCCATTTTTATACATAAAGTCAAACCCATTCATTGATTCTGCTATATAAGCAAAATCGGCGATTTGTTTGTATGTATAGCTATTTGGAATGATAAGTGGTTTTTCCATACTCTTCCATCCCTTCTATAAACGTAAGTGCACCCATATCATAGAACGTAAAGAATACAAAGCTATGTTTCTTTACCATATCTATAATGACATCTTTAGTGATCTTATATTTTCTAGCCACCCTTTCGATGTCTCGCCCTTCGGCAATTTCCTTACCAATCTTTGGCATCATAAGAAATATTGCCTTATTATCGATATAATCACTGGCGAATCTAGTGAGTATATCATTTTTATTGTCCAATGAATATCCTTCACGGTATTCTTTATCGACAATGTCGATGATAGCCTTTTCTGGATTAGGCTCATCGCTATCTATCAACTCCATAAATCTATATGTAGCTGAGATTGAGGCTTTTGCTGCTTTTAGGTTTCTTCTGGCTGAAATCATAGTGCCTCCAACTACGATATTATGCCATCTTCTTTCACCTCCTCGTTTGTAGTATGGTGTATTATCTTTACGACTGCTTTTCTTTCTGTCGTGGGTGATAATAGACCCTTTGATTGTTTTACCACCAACTATGGATTTCTTAATATCACATACTTGTGGTTCATTAGTTGTGGTTCGTTGTACATAGCTTGGAATATCTCTACGTACTTGGTCGTACCACAGACCAATTGATTCTGGATTCAAACGATCATTTTTGTATAATTCAGAAATCGTTTGAATAGCTAATTGCTTAGTTAGTTTTGATTCGATGAGGAATCTTAGATCCCTCTTGACATCGTTTATGATTTTCATAACGACTGTCCTCCTTGGATTAATAAAAAGTAGAATTCTAAAATACTATTTGGTTTTCTTTCATATATCACCTCCAAAACCTTGCCCAGTATCATAGAAATTCGCAAAAGAAAAAAGATATAGTGTTCAAGGACCCCTAGAAGTTAAAGATCAAGATACTATTGTATCTATCACTCTAACTCCTAGAGGTCCTTGAATATAGCTATATTCTTCAATCGATGATAATTATCATCATTACCTTTATAGTATACAACTATAAAGTCCGAGTTTTACGATTCTTCAATTTTATCCAATTTATAGAATGCGTAAAGCTCGGATACAGAGTTAACTCCGACAATGATAGCTTGTAGAATGATAGCTGTATTTATATCCAACGAGCTACCAATTAAAAAGCCTATACCTGATCCGATAAGGGAACCGAATAGATTACAAGACTTATTCAAACTATTAAAGGAAGTTAAGTCATCCCCTCGGATAGCATTATTAATACTATCCAACAGCATAACTCCCCAAATAGTATTTAACGTGCCATTACAGATGGCGATCCCTATAAACCTTATAGTAGGATCGTCCACCGAAAATAACACGATTGCAGCATAGACTACTGCATCGATAAGCCCAACTATAGGGGCATACTTCTTAAATAGTTTCCTGAAAGAATTTTTACTCAGGAAACTATTAATGGTGCCTGCCAACCCAGCATCCAATAGGTTGGCAATGCTTAGAGTACTGGCATCTACCAAACTCATAAAGTAGATTTGGATTGTAGGGGATGTGAATCCAAATACTACATTTTGAAGGGTTGCGAATATAATTATAATCGCTTTAACCTTAGTTAGTATAAGCATAAAATACCTCCTTATAAATAAACCTAACCATTGGTCACGATTATAATATATAACTAAAATTTCTATTTTTACAAAAAAAAGAAAATAGTCTACAAGGGTCATTGACCCTTGTAGAACTTCTTTTCTTATATTAGATTATTTTACGATAGTGCCATAGTTATCACGAGCACTGTCTTTATTAACACGTACACGTTCAACTTTATTTACACTACCATCTTTACCAGATTCACGATCTACACGGAAACGCATATTAGCATAGATGCTGTCTAATTCAGGTTTGAATTCTTTAATAGCACGACCCAATTCTGGATTCATATAACCAGCAGAAATTGCACGGTCTAATGCTACAGCAAATTCATAGCGAGTTAGAGTACGGTCACCAGAGAAGTTATTATCTGGATAACCAACTACAATACCTTTGTAAGCAAGGTCTTGTACCATCATATATGCCCAATGATTTTCAGGTACATCTGGGAATACTACATCAGTAATGGCTTCATTACGACCCATAGCATGATCAACTAATGCATCAATCTTAGCATTTTGAGCTGCAACGATTGCACGAAGTTCTTGAATTTCTTTAGCCATAGCAACTTGTTTATTAGAGTTCATCTTAGATGCTTTACCAAATTTCATTGATACACCTGCGCCAATCATAGCATCTTTACCAATAGTGGAAGATACACTAATCATAGTGTTTTCATTTGGTTGATATGCCACACCTAATGCACCAGCATTTTGACCTTTGTAATGACCATAACCTGCAGCAAAACTCCATTTATCATCAGCATTGAAGTCTTGGTAATGCAAGTTAGCCATAGCTGCTGCACGAGCACCTACTTTAGCTGCTTGCAAATCAGTATAATGATTTGCTCTAGCTACTGCAGCATCACCTGTACTATTGATAGTATTGTAAATATTAGTTTCAGAGTCACGTAATTGTTTTACGTTAACTGCATCAGTTAAAGCAGTACCAGCTTTAACGTTATGAATTTGGTTATTACCAGCATCAATATTAGTTGTAGTGAAGCTTACTGTACCATTAGCATCAGAAGCAGTCATACCATTAATATTATAGGATGCAGCATCCAAATTGTTACGGTCTTCGATAGTTAAACCATTAGCACCATACTTAGTATCTTTATCGCCATCAAATACAATAGCACCATCAGTATTAACTACTGTATGTTTGCTATCTGTATTTTTACCAAATGCTGCAGAGTTCATGTCTACCAAATCCTTATTAACGTTAACTTTGAATTCTTTTCTACCGTAAGCATTATCTGTAGCTACTACTGTAGTATTGGATCCGTTAGCCATAGTATTGTACTTTTGTGCTTCAAGAGCAACATCGTACAATTGGCTACCGTTAATAGCATCTGTGGATGTGGAAGATACACGGCCAGCTGCTACATTTTGTAGCTGACGTGTATAGCTAGTTACACCGCCAGCACCAGCACGGCCATTAGTACCAAAGCTTACAACAGAATCTGGTGCGGAACCTGCATAAGTAGAATTGCTGAAACGGATGTCTGTTGTGTTATCCTTAATATTGGATGTACCAACAGCTGATTCTGTAACAGAATTTGTGCCGATTGCGACACCGTTTTGAACATCAGCAATAGTGTTATTGCCTAATGCCAAAGCATCAACAGCAGTAGCTTGACCATGAGTACCTACAACGATAGAACCTTGGTCACTAGTGACAGAATTAGAGCCAAAGATCAATTGCTCTTGATCAGCAGTAGTCATTTTATTATTATAACCAACTACTATAGCTTGTTCACCTTTAATAGTGCCATTATTAGCACCAATAGCTACAGAATTTTCACCTGTAACATTGTTTGTTCTACCAATAGCAATAGAGGATGGGCCAGATACTGTAGCACCATTACCAATAGCCAAAGTGTTATAACCAATAGTTCTAGCTTGAGAACCAATGGCAATGGTATACTCAGTTAGAGCTTCTGCAGAAGAGCCGAACGCAAAAGCGTCACGACCTACAGCTTTAGCTTTATCGCCACCAACAAAACTATTTTCACCGTCAGACACATTTCCTTGACCGAAAGCCATAGAGTTAGCTTGTTTTACAACATTTCCATCACCAAAAGCTAATGAACTTGTGGCACTTGTTTCAGTAGTATTATTACTGCCAAATACTGTTCCATAATCCCCATTAGATACATTATTGTATCCAGTATTAGATCCTTGTGCAAATACAGAACCGGATGCTAAAGTACCTAAAATTGCTGCTGTTAATAAGATTTCCTTTTTCATTTGAATGTCTCCTTTTAACTATATGCTAAAAAAGTATGGCATAGTACCGTCAATACTATGCCATATACATGGTAGAATTATTTATTTGCAAGAGCTTCTTTAATTTCGGCAAGTTGCTCTTGTAAATCTTTAATTTGTTGTGCCATTTCAATACGGCTAGTTTTCAATGTAGGGTCTTGTTTACCTACTTTGAAAGATGCACCAATATTGTACATTGGACTATCTGTTAAAGTTACACCTGCATGGATAAGAGTGCTTTCATTTGGTTGATAAGCAACTCCAATAGCTCCAGCAGTAGAACCTTTATAACCACCTAAAGATGCAGCAAAGCTCCATTTATCATTAGGGTTATAGTCTACATAATGTAACCCAGATAATGCTGCTGCTCTAGCACCAACTTTAGATACTTGAGTATCAGTATAGCTATTTGCACGATTTAATACATCAGACATACCAGTATCGATTTTGCTGTCTAATTGTTTAAGTTGTGCAATGTTAACTGCATCAGTATCATTAGTACCTGCGGATACAGATGTGATTTGGCGTGTTACGTTATTATCTACATCACCAATAGATACAGCAGAAGCTGTAGAAGTCCATACAGGACTATTGTTTGTAGATTGTGTCTTAGTTGCTACATCATATCCAGCTACGCCAGAATTTACTGTAGCTTTAGATTGTGCACCAAGAGCTACACCACCAACATAAGATACTTCTGTATTATGACCAATAGCTACAGCATCATTTACTACTGTGCTTGTAGCGTTATCACTAGAACCGATAATAACTGTATGTGTTGCATTAGCTACATTATGATTATTACCAACAATAATTGCATTAGATACATTGGATGCATTATTGTTTACACCGACTACAAAGTTGTCTGTGCTTTCATTTCCAGATGTACCAGTAACTGTGTTGTTTACACCAATCATGGATGTACGTAATGTGTAATCAGCTTTATTACCACCACCAATTACCATAGTAGCACCACCACCATTAGACTTAGAGATACCATCTCTTAGTTTACCAGCAAATTCTTTAGCAGAGTTGCCTGTATTTTTTGGAATACCAGTCAATTCTGCAATAGAATTTGTGACTTCATTACCAGCACCAAATACGATAGTACCATTAGTATTGGCAGTTCTATTTGCTAAACCATTAATAGTATTAGCTACACCAACACCAGTTCTATCAGCAAACCAACCAGAGCCAATACCTTGTGCTGTTTTAGATTCAATACTATTCATAGCACCTGTAATAGTAGCACCTAGATTTTGAGATGGTGTAGAGAATCTACCGCCAGTATAGGAACTAGAAATGATATTATAAGCACCAGTAGATGTAGTTAAAGCACCATTACTGAAGCTATTTGCACCAATATTAGTTGCATATACATTTAGCGCTTGGCTTCTAGTACCTGTTTCATCTTTATCAGTATTAATGGTAACATCACCAATTTCACCATGGTAGTTATGAGAACCAACCATAGTAGAGCCTGTACGTGCATATGTATTGTTGCCAATAGCTACTGCACCAATAACTTTAGATGGGTCAGCTGGGACACGTGCAGATGAAAATTCGCTCCCACTATATGTAGTTTGACCAAAACCAAATGCTGCTTCAACACCACCAGCCATAAGTTCAGTATGAGCTTTATGGCCAATAGCTATAGAGCCGTTTTGGCCGGTATAATTTTCGGCTTTAGAAGATACACCAATGGATACATCATGTGTACCATTAGCACTGCTTCCTGTACCATAAGCGATACCACTACCAGACCCAGTAGTGTTATCAATTGCCATTACATTTAGGCTCAAAGAGCCAATAACCATTGCTGTCAAAATAATTTTCTTGTTCATAATAAACCTCTTTCTTTACAAAATAGAATTCTAAATTTAAAATATTTTGAGCGTATTATAGGATTTTATATCCCTCCTTGGATTTAATTAGCTAAACTGTAAATTTGCATAATATACTAAGGAATGTGCTTAGCTAATACACATTCCTAGTTATATTATACAACCAAAATTTTTATTAACTAATCATTTTTCAAAGACTTCAGCTATTTCAGACCATCTAATAACTAACGCACCGCTAGTATTATCTATAGCCACATTTTGTAGCTTAAATTCTTTATTTTCTGGGTCTTTAGGAATACGTATAGCATCATTAAAGACATCTAGCATATCTTTATCTACTTCTTTTAAATGCTTACGTATTTGACTAACCTTTACTGGTAATTCATTATCAGTAAGCTCACCTACATCTAAGGTATTTAGCTCTTCAATAGCATATTCTTTGCTAGGATAAACATATGGTTCATACCCAACAACACTACAGAGCTTCTCAATTACACCTATTTTAATACGATTATAACGTAGCTCTTTAGTTATAATCAAATATTTCGTATTCATGAGTACCCTCCTACTGTTTGTCTTCTAAATCTAGTGTAAGACTAGGAATGATACGCCAATGGACTACACGATGTCCTTCGGCTATAGCTCTACCATTACCGTTTCTATCTAGCTTACTTTGTAATTTAAACCCTAAGAAACTTTCATGACTATCATTACAAGGTATATCTACCGTAGTCAAAAACTCAGGTTTAGCATTAGACTCAATAAAGTCTACTGCTTCTTTCATAGTTAATCCATCGGCAACTACATTATCAACGCTACCAGGGACTAACTCAAATTCTTTTACTTCTGGGTTGTACTCATATACTTCTTTAGTGATAGCATATTCCATAATAAAACCTCCTTATAAAATAATATATACTTTGATAGACTACGTATCTATCTACAGTTATAGTATATAACTCAAATCATTAATACTAAAAAAAATAAATGCAGTATACTGGGAAAGCCCCAGTATACTACAACCATTCTTAATACCATGTGATGATAGTATTAAGAATGTATATATTTATTCTTTATTACCAGAATCAGTTTGGTCTTCTTCGTCTGTATCTTCTTCTAGTTCAAAGAGATACCATTGGTAAATTTTGTCTTTTCCACGGAATACAAAGTTCCCAGGTAAGTCATCACCATCATTCAAGATATCTTCTAATTCATCCATTTCTTTAGTACGGATTTCATCTTCTTCAGTTTCAGGTTCATCTTTGAGTTCTGTTTGCTCATATAAAGCATTATACTCTTCTTGAATGACTTTCTTACCTGTATCGAAATTATAGATCTTATTATCGATCTCTGCTTCATAATCATCAGTTGTGATTACTTGTTCTTCGTAATTATATTCGAATGTATTTTTTACAACTATGTATTTATCAGACATAATGATAACCTCCTTAATTAATATCTGCAGAAGTCTTATTAGATTTAGCAATATACCAATGGTGTAGTCTATTACCTTGGATATAGAATTCATGATGTGGTAATGTACCACAATCACTAGCATATTCTACTTCTAGCTTTTCTTTACGTTCAGTTAAAACCTTAGTAACTTCAGGTTCTACCTCAATATAGTTAGCTGAATAGTTTTCAATAGACGCTCTAGATGCTGTACCTAATAAACGTTCAGCTTCTTCTAGAGATAAATGGAATCCAATGAACTCCATAGTTACATATCCATCAATACCTTGTGTAGATGGGTCATAAGCAAATACTTCTTTTACTACATTGTATAATTCTGACATAATATAACCTCCTAGAAAGCTATAAATATATGAACCACACGATCTGTGCCGATATATGTCGTACTATGTGGTTTATCTAAAGACTCAATACGGTCTAAAAGTTCATCAATCTTACCATTAAGATCAGAATCAGAATTAGGGTATTCTTCATCCCCATAAAAGTGTGTCAATTTATCTTTTTCATATTGAATAGCATAATCAATATCATCAAGATCATCTATCACATAGTTTTGTCTAAATGGGTTCTGATCCAATAAACCATCTTCATGATTAAATAAGTATGTGTCAGTTATGACTCTATATCTTTGCATATAAATGCCTCCTTAGTGGAAATCTGTAGTACAATATGGAGCTTTCCATATCTCCCATATGTATATTTTATTTCCATGAACTATAACTACTACACGTTCAGCCTTTCTCGTATGTTTCTGATATATGTCTCTCTTACGATCATTAAGAATCATATCAGTTCCTAAATCATAATCAACTTCTTCAGTCTTAAGATCTTCTATAGATCTTTTTACTGCTTCATCTAATATATGATTAGCTTCTTCTAATGTTTTATAACGAGAAATATTTTCATGTAAATATTCTCGGTCACTTCCAGGTACATCAGGGTCATATACAATTAAACTTATAGTCACATTATATAAGCGTGCCATGATACTATACCTTACTTAATAACTTTATCAATTGCTGTTGCCTTGATAAGGAAATCATATATGATCACACACTTATCATTATCCAATATTAATATTGTCGTAATAGCAGAATTAGGATACATTTCTTTGATTTGATTTAATGCATCTGCTACATTATCTTTTAAATCTTGATTCTTGATGCTATTTACAATAGCACCTATTTCTTCATTGGTTTTAGCTGCCATATTTAAGCAATGCTTAGCTACATCTTCACCAATAAACACATGATCATAAACTTTTAAATAATCTGGATCAGTTTCTTCATCAGGTTTTACAACCCACATCATTTGTTGCATAATATAATACATAGTATCTAACCTCCTTAGTTAGAAAATAATATAAGCCAGTGATGCAATTATCACTATTACAATTATAGTATATAACCATAGTTATCATTAGACAAAAGAAATCCCAGTATAGTCAATGACTATACTGGGTATATTCTTATTCAAAAATAACAGAGATATTTGCTTTTGGTGTAGTGTATGTAGCGTTTAAGAAAGTCTTAATAGATTCAATAGATTCAGTTGTTTCTGGTATCGAAGTCTTATCTCTAAGAAGTCTAACTACAATAGCTGTAGGCAATTTATATGTATTATCAGATCTAATGTTATTGATAAAGTACTTACAATAAGTATCAGATGTTATTGATACTTTGAGTGTATCTAAAGACACTATATTTTGATCAGGTGGTTGCCTGAATACTAATTTCCCAATACCATTCGTACCAATAACGTTTAATGAAAATTTATTATTAAACTGATCATCTAGATTATTAAGTATTGGCACCTCTAGCTCTTTAAAAGTAGCTTGCGAAGCTATACCATTAATATTAGAATTATAGTCACGTCTTAATGATAAATTGAAGAATCTTTCATTAGATATTGCCATGTATATTTCATACATACTAAAGAACGGGATGCCTCTTACGTAAGTTAATATACCATACATATTTACACTTAAATATGATTTAAGCAACTCTAGTAGTTTTACTTTCTTTACTAAGAATCCCCAGACATCGAATGAAATATCACGTCTAGTAAATGATGTAAACATAGAGCCAAACTGTAGTGTCTCCTTAACTGCTTTTGTTGCAACAAAGCTACTATCAACAAAGTTATCTATATTTATAGTATCCAAATTAATATTATAAAATAACGAGTTGAAATTTGTACAGCTAGATAGATCTATATTTTTTGGATACTTACCATTAAATTCGTTAAATGCTGACGAGAAATCTTTAATACTGGATGTTTTTAATGTAATACCACTCAAATCAGCAGATGCTCCCATAGCAAATTGAGCCATAGTTGAAGGGGCTAAGGTAATATTACTTAAATAGTTTTTTGCAGCATATGTAAATAACCCATTAAATTTACGTTCAGTTATACCAGAATTATCTATAATTTGTACATTAGGAATTTTACCAGAATTGGTATTTACTGTAGGTGATATTGTGAATGGTTCATCTTTAATATTACTTATATCAATATATATATTGTTTATAGATTGGTCTAGTGTTGGTATTATACCGATTATAGATTTTGTTGTATAGTCTTTAGGCACTACGTATTTTATATAAGCTTTAGATTGGTCGTATGTAACCCATGGTTTGAATATTTTAATCTTTTTATTTTTAATGGTGGATTCATTTGGATAAGAAATGAATAAACGTTCGTTTACGTTAATATTCTTAGCAGTAGATGGGTTTATATACATACCCAATGACACATACCATCGATAATCTATCCCTTTAGTTGATGTAAAAATTAGTGCACCATTTACATCTAAAGATTTAGAGTAGTCTAATTTAACTCTAGGAGTGTATCCACCATCTTGTACACCATACCTGAATGCGTAGTTTATTGTATTGGCGTTCTTAAATATAAATGTACGTTCTTTATCAGCATAGTAAGACCTTACTGGTACTACACTTTGATATATATCAGAAGATCTACCATTATACTCGGTAAGATTAGATATTAGATCTTCTGCAATGTTCATTTTTAAATTAAAATATGCACCAAGATTTTGATGAAACATTGGTGTTGCACCTAATGGCCCAATATCGTACCCGAAAATATTTAGTGTGTATTTTGGATCAGATGGCATATTTTGTATTAGATGTGATCTACTAGATAGGTATAAATTGATATCTGTACCATTAGCCATATCATCAGTAGATTTAAAAGTATTGATATAACCAGCTTTTGAGAATTTATTTGTATTAAATACATCTTGGGATGACATATCTATATCACCAGAAAAATTCGGTGATATAAACATCGATCTACCATAATAGTCACGAACTAACGGATCTAACGTAATCATTTGGTTATACTGATCTGGTGTAAACTTAGTTCGATTTTCTTTTGTATAACTATCAATATCATCTATACTTTCGAAATCACCTTCGACTTCTAAGATACAAATACCATCAGCATCACGATCATGGAAATACTTATTTAGCTTAAATCCCATATCTTCAGTATATAACTTACCATGAGTACCGACTTCAATAATTATATACTCATCAGGAGATACATCCCATGTACCAGTTATTTCTTGACCCTCTAGGGGGTTTGGTACTATATTACCACTTAATGGGTTAAATAGTTTAGTAAACTCTTCTGCTCGATAGATGTCTATATCTTCGATATCATAGCAATATGCATCATCAAAGTATTTATCCCACCCTAATACAAGAGAACCACCATACTTAACAGATAATGGTCTAACCACACCATCTAAACATTGGATATCAAATATAACTTCCTTAGCACCTAAACGTGTTTCTGACAATTTAGGAGATGTATGATGTCCTGTAGCAAAATCATATGCACCATCAACTAAATCCATATTAGATAGCATAGAAGAATTGATCATATTGTCTAATGTACCAGCTTCTTTAAGCTGCATCATATAATCATAATCAAACATAGTCCCATTTAAGAACTGTTTACGCATATAGTAAGTTACATTATCATATCTTTGTTTATATTCTGTAGACTTAGCTTTGAATTGATTAAATGCTGTATCATATGTAGACTGTATCAAAGAATCAGTTCTAGATGGTGGTGTAGACCCATCATTATACATAGCTATACCAGCAGAATACAATTTATCAAATGGTGTATATGTATTATAGATATATGCTTGGTTGATGAATGAATTTACCATAAGAGAGTTATCTTCATCATGATATATGTCTTTATCAACAAGATTGACTTTATATTTAGCCATTGTATCATTGATGAACTTTGATATATCAGTAATCTTTACCATATCAGACTTAGGGTATACATTATATAGTGCTTTAAACCCTTTATTGTATACAGTAAACGATGCATCATCTTTTATAGCTGTTAGTCTTACATATTCACCCTCGTTTTCCACTGGACCCATTGGTGGTGGCAAAGCTAATCCTACAAGTATACTGTCAACTAAGTTATCATAATTGGTATCATCTACAATATCAGGATTTATCATAGTCGGAGCGATAACAACTTTCTTTCTAGTTACAACTGGTGTAGTCTCAATATGTTGCCCCATATTATTATAGACAGATGCATCGGCTTGATATACAGAAAATCCTTTAGATTTATTATCAGTTGTCTGCATAATCCAGCTACTTTCATCACCACGCCAATTATTATACACTCTACTTGCAGTATTTATGCTTCTTGTCGTATCCGTACCAATATACGTTTCATAACCAGAATCAGGATCACCTTCGAACTCTTTCTCTACATACATAGATGATGGTGTACCCATTATATTTCTACCCATATAAGGTACTGTAGCATACATAACATCATTAACCTTACGAGCCATCATAATGCTTTTATTATCAGTAATACCTTCTTTTTCGATAGTATCTAATATAGGTGCATTAGATGATATGATACCATTACCACCACCACAAAGTGTATAGTGTACTTTCTTAGCCCAGAATGGTACTTTAAATCTATGGCTACCAGCTTTAAAGATATATACTTTCTTAACTTTAGTTTTCTTCTTTTCAGCTTCAGTTAAAGCAGCATATACTTTACCTTGGATTTTAAATCTCTTCATTGTAGCTAGTCTAGATTTAGTATCACCAATAGCAGCATAAGCTTTGGTACCATCTGGTAACTTAAACCCTTTACATATATCTCCAGCTTCTTCTTTTGTGGTATATAAAGAGATCTCTTCTCTTTTGCTACCATTACCACCTTGTACTACATATTTTATATCAGTTAATTTAGCCATAATAGTCTCCTATTATAAGTGATCCATATTATCTTCAGACGCTTGCGGTCTTTGATATTCGATCCATTCTTCGGTACCATCTGGATGAATTAAATGGTTATCATTGTCGTATACTGCAACTTTAGAGTAGTATTTACGTGCTAAATTATCAGTAGTGATAAACGAGTTAGGTGATAATCCACCAACTGTATCAGCGTTACCACCATTAGCTCTAGCTGTAATAGTATTATTCATGCTGCCTATAGTGACTGATTGGTCATTAATATACGTTTCAGGGAATGTCTGATTGCTATTTAGATCTATAGGACGATTTGTGTCATAAACTTTACCATTGATAGTTAAACTACGTCCCAATAATCCTAAGACTTGTTCGTAGCTTAAACACATCTCGGCAGGAATACCATAACTTGCTGATGGTAATGCGTTTGGTGGAGCAAAGCTAGGAATGCCTGAGCTACTATAACTAGCAGTACAATCACCTAAGATAACAAAATCATCTGTTAAGGTAGATAGTTCGATATATGCAGTTAATCCACGAATTGCAATACTAGGCTCATATCTAAGGTCTTCGTGATAGTATAAAATTATACCGTTACCATTAAAACCCAAAACTACTTTATTTAAGCTATTTAAGTCATAGATAAATACATTAGAATGTGCAGAATCTAACCGAAGATCTAAACGTCTGTCAGACGTATCTGGTTTCTTAATAGTATATAGATAACCAAACTTCTGTGTATCTACATACTTTTCAGCAAAGTAAGGAATAAGTTCTCTACTAGTTAAAACCTTTTTAACACTTGCATCATTTAGATTATATGCTCTATCTCTACCACTAATAGTGAAATCATCAGCAGTAATCGGTTTATTGCTTTGTAACGTAATAGACGCTAATTCGTTATCTTTTATACAAATACCGCCCACAATAAATGTAGTATCAGAAACCCTATATATAATAGGTACAGTATCAGAGTAATTATTATATAGCTCAACATCAGCCTTATCTTTAAAAATTATCTTATTATTAGTAAAGCCAGGCACAGTGAAAATATCGATTATAAACTTCTTAGTGGCATCTTCAATAATAAGTACTTTATTTACACTAACCATTCTATCACTTAATGTAATTTTGACATATTTATTATCGTAACTATAAGATACATAATTAGGGGTCTTAAATACTTTAGTTATAGAATATTGAACCTGATTTAAGCGTTCACCTAAAGCAGTTAAATCACTCTTTAATGCATATTGGTCTGCTGTCTTACCTGCTAATTGTGTTGCATTTGTTGCATTAGCTACAGGTGTAGCGTTTACTATATCTTTTACCGATTTATCTAAACCAGTTATAGCTTGTACTGAATGAGTATGGTCTAATGGTGCAACTGCCTTACCATTAGCATATATAGTACCTGAGGCATTAATATTACCAGTTACACTGGTATCATGTAGTTTTGCCATTATATTACCTCCAATGAAAGAATTTGTTCAAATTATAAGAGTGTTAAAAATCCATGGGTTGGTCACCCATGGATTATAACGTCTCTTTATTACAAAAATCTTGCCTTAAGTAGTCTAAAGATAACAGAAATTATCTTAGGAACTATTCTTAAAAACTTAGGATTGACAATGATAGTTTTAGCCGTACTAAGGATCTTACCTTTAATTGTTGCACGTCTGAGTTCTCTATCTAATTTGGTCATATAAGTCCCTCCGAAATAAAAATATACTATTCTTTGAATGGAAGGGATTCACATAATCCACACTTGTGGTACTCAAGTTCATTATATACATTAAAGTTTCTTTGTATACGAGACATATCGAATGTATAGTCTGAGAATAGATCTCTATACAAGTCTAGTTCTAAGTGTCTAATCTTGCATTGTTGTCCTAGCTTATACTGCATATTGTTGTAGTATAGGTGACTAATAGCTGGGCATTCAAAACAATGTAAACACTCACAACCATCCTGTATGCTACACATAGGAAGATTATTATACTCACTACAAAACTTCTCTAATTTATATTTATCTAAACCTGAGTAAATGTCCCCTATAGATAATGTTTGGTCATCATAATAGGAATCATCAGAGAAGTATCCACAAGGGTATATATTACCATGTATATCTATATGCAAGAAATGACCAAGATGTCTACAACTAACACATCTTAACTTTGTAGCATCAGATAAGTCTGTATGTACATAAGCCATAGAATCTAGATTAGCTACAATAGAATCTGGAAAGTCTTTACTATCATTATATATATGATATAGCTGTGGTCTTAGTCTCTCTATGAACTTTGGATCTTTGTATTCATCACAATCACTAAGTAAATAATATTCCCATTTAGTACATCCATTATCTATAGCGAATCTATATGCTTGATATAGTTCGTCTACAGTATCTGGTGTTAAGGCAGTTCTAACTAAGACTTTATCTCTATAGTCAGACTTACCTAGCTTACGAATGATATCTTTAAAATACTCATCATCATAAGAATTATTTTTTACTTTACGTGATTTAGATGCACTATAAACCCCATCCCAGGATATCTTACAACCCCATGGGTTTAGTATACCATCATTCCAGAGCTCTGTCAACCCATCTATATTGGTGCCATTAGAAATCGTCGTAAACTCTATGTTTACGTTCTTATAACGCTCTAGTTTCTTAAGCTTTCTATAGGCACTTCTAATCTTATCACAATGAAGACTAGATTCTCCGCCAGTGACTTTAAATTCTAAAGTATCCCCTAATGGCATCTTTCTTAGGAACTTAACTAACTGATCAAAATCAGTAAACCCATCATATCTAGTCTTAGTATCATATTTTTGAAAACAGTATACACAGTCTAGATTACAATATTCAGATATCTTAAATGTAACCGCATCTATACGATCATACATTACTTATCACCCTTAGGGTTTGGTACAACTTCTTCAGCTGGTTCATCATCTAAGAAAGAACTTAAGAAATCATCTAATGGTTTAAGAATTCTATCTTCGGATGGTAGTTCTAATCCAGCTTGTTCATAAACGAAATACTTATATGCTTTAAGTGCTTCAGCAGAATTATAGAACCATAGATTGGTTCTTAACGCATAGTTATAGAATATCTCCGAAGTAAGTCTATCAGAAATCAATAGGTCACTAGAGTCCCAATCATATATAGAGATAAATTGTTTATCTTCTTCGGAGAGATTATGTAATGTAAGAGTTGGGTCATATGCACCGAGCATTCTACAAACAAATCTTAGAATACCATAGAAGTACGGGATATTGTTTTGGTTATATACGTATAAACCACGGAATAGTAATTGTGGCTCTTTAAGATTACCATCAATTAAGTCTACCATCTTATTGAATAGCTCTTTACATTTAGCAAAATCTCGTACTGAGAAATTAATCTCAAATAGTTTATACCATAATGCTAATCTAGTAATACCATAGTTACCATATTGGACTTCGAATAGTGATTCTGGTAATTGTACATCATCTAGCATCTCTTTAACTAGCATATCATTCTCAAGTTCTTCTAGTACTAATGTAATGCATTGTACAAATGTATTGATATAGATAACGTTTAAAGCATCAGCAGATAAATTACCATATCCAAAACGTAATGTATCTAGATATTTCTTAATCTTAAAGATACATTGTGAATCTTTAGGCAATGTCTTAGCATATGTTAATGTAGCATATTGGATATATGTATAATGGATGATAGCAGAGTATTTCTCTGCATCAGACTTAGCAATGTTTTCATATAAGTTACAATACATACCAAGATAGTTAAAGTAATCATCTTTATACTTAGACATATCAGCTATTTTAGATAGCACGAATAGCTTAGTTTCAAAGTCAATCTTAGTATCATTATAGTAGATATTGAGATAGTCTGCTCTAGTTTTTCTAGGAGAGATAGCAATATCTAATTCAGTTAAATAGTCTGGACAATACTTTTTAACCAGGCTCTGTAAAGTCCCAGTAAAGTATTCCCATTTTGTTTTATTCTTAATGAAGACGTTATCATATAGACAGAATTCTTTGAACGTAATTAGTTTACGGAATTCATTCTCTCTATACATTAAGATATTTTCATATTCTTGGTCTTCTTTAATAGCGTTATATATACGCTCAGGTAAAAAGTCAATCATTCGTGAGTAACCTCCTGATGGTATCGTTCTAAATGATCTTTATAGCTTCTAACGTAAGCTAATAGTTTTTCATAGTCATCATCGTCTAAAGAGTCTATCCATTCTCTAATGGTAGTGTATATGATTTCAGACATTTGACATGTAGCATCTAAGTGGTTTTCTCTCCACTTATCTCCAAACTGAGCATAGCGTTCATATCTACAACCACCATCACAAATACATTTGTATTTACATATCTTACAGTCTGGAGATGTACACGGTGCTTGTAAGATATCCTTATCAAACTCAGTCTCTTCTTGAGATAATGCAGTACAGTAAGATTCTTCACCATATGGGGTAATAACCTTATACTTACCGACATCACATGAACCAAAGTTATCATCATCTTGTAAGATAGCTATAATACGATTCATGTGTTCCATATACATTCTCTCTAGAGTGAATGTCTTCTTATACTTCTCACGGAATAACTCTAAATATTCTGGTGCATAATATGGTCTATGAGCTAATACAAACTCACCATTGATATTATACTTCTTCTTCCATTCTACGAAAGTCTTATGTATCTCATCAAAGATTTGTATATTCTCATTACCAATAACACACTTCACATCAAACTTAGTTCCTTGAGAGATAGCATATTGGATATTATCATATACCGTCTTAGATATAGAATTACCACAAGTATCAACACGGTTCTTATCAGAGAAACCGTCCCATGATAGCTGTATCTCACTAAATGGATACTTCTTATCTAATTCAATAAACTCTTTAAAATTAACTACAGTAGATGTGACTACTTGGAATTTAATCTTACCATAATACTTCTCTAATACTTGCTCTATTAGATCTATCTTGAGTAATGGTTCACCGCCAAAGAATATAATACGTGTAGGCTTTTCTACACGTATTATTTCTTCAATCTGTTCAAATGTCATACTCTTAGGGTTATCTCTGCCCTTAATATAACAATACTCACATCTATTAGGACAAGCCTCAGTAAGCATTAGGTATATTTCTTTATAATCGTTATTCATATATTCTATCTATTTTCACAACCAGCACAAGGATCATAATCAGGATCACGTTTTGGTGTCGGTATGCTACCATCTGGGTTTACACCAGCAGGCCTATCAAACGGAGCACCAGGATACCAACCGATATTGTTTTCAAAATACCAATAATTGTCATGCGGTTCATGACCTAAATAATATGCACCATACCCCTGTTTAGCAAATACATACCAACGCCATATACGTCCCCATGGGTCATAATAATTAATGCTTTCGTTACCATTACGTCCACGGAAATCAGGCCAACCTAATTTCTTAATAATCTCAGCGTGCTCATAACGTTCAAGCTTAGTATAGTTTAAGAAATCGTCACCAACTTGTCTATGCTGACAAGTTAATTGGCATGTAGACTGGCAGTTTACCTGGCAACCTATAACACAGAAACCACCATTATCATAAAACTTACCATTATTCTTAATGAAGAAGTTAGACGTATTAATTAGGTTTTCTCTAAGTCTAGCAAACCATTCTAACTTAATTGGTTGATTATAGCTTTGGCCATCAGTTCTAGCTGGGAACTTAGTGTTACTATTAGCATCTCTAAATGCATCTACTTGTATATATGCTGGTGCTTCTGCTTTTAATCCATTATTTAATATATTCATAGACAAGTCTACAGATATACCACCATTAGTATCAGAATTATAGGTTCTATAATAATCCAATATAGATTCTAGATTATCTTCTCTAACACCATCTGGGTCATTAAGTATAGAATTTAGATTTGCTATACGTGTACCTGAACTATATGGTTCTTTATGTGGATTAGTAAAGTTCATCTTATTAGCATGATCTAGGTCTATATTATTTTCTTGGTTTTGCCTAAATCTATTATTACCATCCCAGTAGTTATTACCTTGACGATTGGTTTGTGGATTATATACTAGCTGACTCATCTCAGCATATATAGCTACACAAGTTTGATAAGATTCTACCAAACCACGTACTGTAGTGTCTACAAAGTGTCTATCAAAAGCTATATCTACATCAGACGGAATCTCTGTTGTAGTTTTACCATCTTTCTTTACTATATATGGAATATCGGGGATAGTCCATTTATAGCGATCGTTCATATTAAATTCTATATCTGCCATAATTAACTATCACCTCTATCTATTATCACAACTATGGCAATAACCATCCGATACATAGTAAGCACCATCATCGTTCCAATGTGGGTCTAATTTATTAACCAAAGTATCCTTTCCTGTATGTCTATTATACATCATTTCCCAATGATATTGTTTAGGGTTATCATATGGTGCACCAGGATACCACTCTAAGTTAGTATTATCATCAGCATGGTGAGTTGGTCTAATAGATCTTATATCGTTTTGGTCTGGTAATAAATAGTAACCATCACCATAATATCTAGTATTACGATACATCCATCGTCTACCCCATGGGTCATAGAAGAAGATATATACATTATGGTCATGGTCTGGGTGGTCATATGTTTGCCAACCAAGTTTATAAATGGTTTGTAAGTCTTCATTCCACTCTAAGAATGTTTTATTTAAGAAATCATCACCTAATTGTCTATGCTGACAAGTCAATTGACATGTAGACTGACAGTTAACCTGACAGCCGACAACACAATATCCATTTACATCATAAAACTTACCATTATTCTTAATGAAGAAGTTAGATGTATTAATTAGGTTCTCTCTAAGTCTAGCAAACCATTCTAGTTTAATTGGTTGATTATAACTTTGACCATCAGTTCTGGCTGGAAATTTAGTATTACCATTAGCATCTCTAAATGCATCTACAAGTTCCATCTTAGGTGGCTCTGCATTATCATTACTTAAAACAATACGTTCAGTTATATTAGTAGACCCACCGCCAATACTTGGATGATATACACCATAGAAATCTAATATATTCTCTAATGTATTACTCTCCACTTGTGTACTAGATAATAGATTATTTAGATCTACAATACGAGATGGATGTAAATGATCTCCAGAAGATGGATTATTGAAGTTCATCTTATTAGAGTGGTCTGTATCTATATTAGCTTCTTGATTTTGTTGATATTTTGGTGTACTAGATTCCCAATAGTTTCTACCCTTAGCATCTACAGTTGGGTTGTATGACAACTGTTTCATCTCAGCATATATAGCTACACAAGTCTGATAGGATTCTACTAACCCACGCACTGTAGTATCCACAAAGTGTCTATCAAAAGCTATATCTACATTATTAGGTATCTCAGTTGTCGTTTTATTATCTTTCTTCACTACATATGGAATATCAGGGATAGTCCATCTATAGCGGTTATTCATATTAAATTCTATATCTGCCATAATTAACTATCACCTCCTAGACTGAATGTAAGTAATCACGAATAATAGCACGGAAGTCTTCCATAGTTGCTGAGTCGTCTCTAAGTTGAATTAGCTTAGGCTTATTATTATTAAACCATACGTCTACGTAATTCTTAAAAGACAACATAGCATCTCTAGATGGTTTAGATGTAAGATTTACATTAGTTACACCCTCACCAGCTAAGAATAATTCATCAGTAAAGTCTAAGTTAAATAAACGTAATTGAACTATTGAAACGAAGACTTCTTTAATATTAAGAAGACGTCTAACTATAATAGCAAATGCTATAATATTAACTTTATCATAGAATCTTAAACCGTCAAATAAGTTATCATGATCAGCTAATGCACTATCTATATATCTAAATAGTTTAAATGCCCATAAGATAAACCCATGATAGTTGCTAGCATTAAAACTAGTTTCCATATACATTTCATATAGCCACATGACACCTAAAGATACATATTTGTATTTATTGGTTAGCTTTTCATGGTCTAGATTAATACGTTCTAATATGATATCTATAGCAGTATTGGTCAAATCGTTATGTAATAATCTAATAAAATAAGCCTGTACTTCAAGCCATATATTGTCTATTACATCAGCATCACTATAATATGGTTTAACTTTCTCTTTGACTGTTTTATAATGCTCTACTAGTTTATCATAAGCAGTTGTATCGAAAGTCTCATGGTTATCTTGCATAGTCTTATACAAGTAATAACCATTCAATTCAATATAGTTTACATGAATATAGCTAGGTAATGAAGCCAGCTCTTCAGTACTCATAGCATTATACATAGTCACAAAATCAACTACATATTCAAAATGGATACCATCAGCATAACTGTAAGTGAATAGTCTTAGTAATGCATACATCTTATCCTTTTTGGGTAGACTAGTATCATTAACTATAGTCATTAGAGTCTGTACTGATATATCAGATGTATAGTTTATATATCTGACTAAATCTGGTCTATCTGCTACTTCAGATTTGACTTTATTAAGATATTCAGCTAATTCTCCTGAAGTCATAGAATTATACTGCGCTTCTAGTTCTTCTCTAATGGTTTCACCATAAGTAAGTTTGTCATAAGCTGCTTGGAATTCATTAAAATCTGGCCGAGTCTTAATATAATCATACAACTCATCTGTCATAAATATTTTCATTACGACCACCCCCCACAATTTTGATTGTGGCAAGTATCATACTGACAGTTTTGACATGCAATTTGACAAGAAGCCTGACAAGATACTTGACAAGATGTCTTACATAAGTCATTTTCCCAATACTTATTTTCTAAATCATTGAATGCTTTATTTAAAACATGTAAGTTACTAATCATAAGATTCAATGTCGCACCAGTATATAAGTCACCAGGGGCCATAGCTCTAAATAAACCACTAGACGTTTCACGATAGTCACCGTTCATTATACCAACAGCACCATCACTAGCTTTAAAAGAACCATCAGATTCGTATTTTGCACCACGTCCTACATGTACATTAAACTTTTGACCAGGATATACATCTAATACTACACGTTTATATTCACCAGGACCACCAACTTTTTGGTTAATGCTATCTTTAAACATACCACGTCCTGTTGGTCCTGTTTGTGCATCAAAATTAAGATTCCAACCAGTATCTGTGGTATAAGAGATATTATCTCTATCACCACCATTGGCTACTATATCGCCAAATCTAGATGGCTCACCATTAGCACCAGGTAAGTGTGATGGAATATAACCTACTACTTGATAATTATGTGGTGCTCTATATCTAGTTTGTCGCCAACTACCTTGACGTGGATTATCATATCTAGTAAATGGTCCAGTATAGTTTAATTCATCAAGAACTCTATCTAGATGCTTATAACTTTGAGCTGGGAAATTTCTAAAATCTCCTTGTTTGATATAACGACCCATATATTCATAGATTTCAACTTTATTTTCGACAGTACCACTAATAGTAAATGCGCCACCACCAATTAAGACCACGGATATTTTACGTACACCTGCAGGTACAGTATATTCATAGTCACCAGGGACAGTATAGACTTTATCTAAACCATATGGCTCATCATCACCATCAGTTTTATATGCTAAGTATACAAACCCTTGAGTAGATTTTCTATTAGCATCACCATACCATCTTGGTGCACCAGGACCACCAACTACAATAGATTGGGCAGAACCACCTTTAACGTTTAAAACTGTGGTCATAAAATCACCAGGTAACCCAGAGTTCTGTCTACCCCAGTGCATACCAGAACGATTAGTATACCAATCAGTAGAAGATTCTGGTCTACCATAGTAGCCAAATCTGCTTTCAAATAAAGATACTTGATATCCAGTTACACCAGCTAGCAAGTTATCAATAAAGATATTATTACCACCATTAACAATGGCTTCATTGAAACTCGTAGATTCACCACTAGCACCCATGGAACCACCACCACCACATAAACCTAGTAATACCGTCTTAGTCCCCCTAGGAGCATTCCAAGTAAATCTCCCAGGTGTGGTATATTTAACTACAGTATAGCCTTCCATTGACTCACTAATACCAACTGTACTGTTTATCAATTCAGATGCCATACCTAATAGCATATTCATACTAGATGCTTTAAGTGATTCATCTATAACGATACTATCACTAAACCGTTGTACTTCATCACCAGCATCAACTACACGTCGTATACGATTCTCCGGAGAACCAAAACCAGATCGTACACGTTCTAACGCTTTAGCTTCTTTAAGATTGACAGCTATTGCACTAGCTATAGCAACTAATGGTGCTTTAGCTACTATATTATCTTTGGTTCTGTCTATTTTATCGGGAATACTGTATTCAACAGTATTCCCTCTTTTTACTTGTGTTGGCATGTAAAATTAATCCTCCACAAACTCAACTTTTTTACCAACCAATGCTGCAATAATAGCATTCACAGTCATCAGTTCATGTCTAAAATATGTATCAAAACTAGGTAATACATTACCCTTATTATTTAGATTCTCATACTTCTCTACGAAATGATTTAAACGTACACCAAATTCTCTATCAGTAATACTAATAGTCTTAACTTTCTCATCATAGTACTTCTTGACTTTGAGATTTTCAATTAAGACATTTAGTTGTCTAGAACGGATATTAGTTGCTTCAAGTAACTTATCTTGATAAGCTTTAATAATCTCTACAAAGGCTTTCTGTAAAGTACAGTAGCCAATAGTTGGTTCGTTAAACTTACCATTCTTAGTATAGTTCTCATAAGGACAACCAGACTTACAAATAGAGATAGCTTCACATCCCTTACAGCGTTCTAGTTCATATGTAGCAACCATAGGCTTAGGGTCAACTTTAGTTTCATCTACACCAGTATAGAAGTTCCCAATCTTACCAGCAATCAAATCTGCATTATCTGTAGTCGGATAATCAGGACAAGGCCAAATATCACCTTTCCAGTCTACAATAACCCATCTAGGGTTGCCAATATTACACATAGAAGTATCTTCTTTGATAGGTTCTAATGCTAAGTTTAATGCTTGGTCTACTTTATATAGAGATATATTACGTTTATTAGTTTCATCATTCAAGATGTCGATATACATATCAAGAATCTTCTCATAGTTATCTTTATAATCTTGAATAGATTGAGCATCCCACTCTAAGTCAGATGCTGGTACATTAGCAATATTATTAATACCTAAGTCAACTAGCATCTTAACTGATTCATACATATACTTAGCTGTATCTGGAGCAACTGTCATACGTGCTTCAATAAGATATCCTAAGTCTCTATCAATAAGCTTTTTCATATTCTCGATAACTTTATCGAAACTATTACATCTATGCTTATCATGAACTTCTTTGATACCATCTACAGATACTAGCACAGGAATAGATAGTTCATCTATATAGTCAATCATTTCATCAGTAAGTAAAGTCAGGTTAGTTGTTGCAGTGATACGAATCTTAAGATTATTCTCTAAGACATAATCACATACAGCTTTAAATGTATCCCAATTCATTAATGGTTCTCCACCAAACATGTTTAAAGTGAATATACCAGCCATTGGGTCTACTACGTTATATGTAGCCTTAAGAATATCTAATGCCATTTCTTTTGGCATATAATCTTTACCTTTATTAGATTCGAAGCAATAGCTACATGCTAAGTTACAATCATTAGTCAGTAGCATTGTTACAGCTTGTGGTTTGCTGTACACTGTTGTAAAGTTTTCCATTGTTTCCTCCGAGAATCATTCTAAATCTTTCATATAGTTTTCTCAACTTTTCAGGAGGCTCTTTGCGTTCACAAATATAATCTCTACCATATGCTGTCATAAAAGACTTAACGGTTGGCCTATTTCCGTCAGTAATAGTATAGGTTCTTTTAAGCTTATTGTAAAGACTATTCATAATACTAGTAGACTCTACAATATTCTTTTTAATCTTTTTATTGTAGATTCCAGCTGTATTGTATTTCCAGTCTTCCATAAACTCTCTTGCGACTTCAGCAATAGCTCTATTTAGTTGACATATATTCTGATGCGGATATTTAGAATCGAATGTAGCAATGTCACTACAGGATTGACATACATTCTTAGCTACACATCCACGACATTTAGGGTGGCTATGGATATCAATAGTATCAGGAAATACTAATTGGTTACTGTATACATTACCAATATACCTAATACCATTAACCAACGCCAATCTATTAGCATATAACTTACCATATGGTGATACATATAGTTGTCCAGATGTAAAGAAGTTACTATCAGCAGATGTATCTTTATAATCTGGAACTATATAATCTAAATATGATATAAGATATAATGCATCAAATCTATTCTTAGTAAACTTGAAGTATTGCTCATAAGCATACTTAGTAGCTTTCTTTAGAGATGTCTTAAATTTACCAGTTATATCTATAGACTCTGCTGGTTCAAATAAGATACTCTTTACACCAAGCTTACTAATAAAATCAAAGTTATCTTCAAAGTATTTAATAGTATCTTCCATTAATGTCATATGGATAGTTACATGTGTCTTAAGTATATTAAGTTCACGTAAACAAGTTAGTCCACGTATAGCTTCTTTATACCCAGTACGATGTTTACTATTATGGTCTACTTCACCATCAAGATAACCTACTACATCTATAGCATTAGCTTTAATAACTTTAGCTTTAGCTAATGTCATCAAAGTCAGATTCGTATATAGTTTGTATCTACATATTACATTATTGGTTTTTAGCTTATCTATAATATAGACAATCTTATCCCAACACATCAAAGGTTCTCCACCTTTGAATGTGATGGTATATACACGTCTATAATCCTTAAAGATCTTAGTAATCTTTTCTATCATAGCATCTATCACCCTGGTAGACATATATTGTCTACCCTTAGGTGGTAGATAGTCACAATCAATATTATTATCATTAGTAAGATAGAATACTACTTCTCTTACATCATTCCCTATTTCTTTAAACTCTAAAAACATTTCTTTCTTAAAATTCCCCTTAAAGCTACTGACTCTATATTATTAATGAACTTATACTATACTTATCTTCCCCAAGAAGATGATTCTCTTTTAGCCTAGACATTGCAACACTTCCGAATTTATTTCGTAGTATCCAATTATGAATACGTAATGCAACTCTATATCTAGCCTTAATTAATTTACATTTATCATCAGCAACTAAATGATAGTCTCTTGTTGATGATAGCATATTTTCCATAGCACATGGTAAACACATACTCTTGGCTTCACAGTTGATACAATCATTTTTAGCATTTGATGTAGTACAAGGGTATTTGTCTCCAATATTTCGATTATAAGCTATACCGTATCTTACATTACCAATTACAGTATCTGAATATACTTTAGAAGAATATTCTTTAAAATCTGAATTTGGGACAATAGAGCATCCAAATAATACCCCATCTGTATCTACTACAATACCTCTATTGGTTTTAAAATGACATGGTTGTCTAGGTTTAAAATCTTGATTTATGTGTTCCATCATTATGAAGTTTCTCATATACTTAGGAATAACTGCTAAGCCATATTCTACATACTTAAGAATAAGTATAGCAGTTCTATACATAGATTCCTCATAAGTAGCTAACTCTTCATCAGTTATACCACCAGCTAAGACAGCTGCAAATGTAACTTCAGGGATACCTAAGTTTAGTACACTTCTTACATGCTCTTCTATACTACCAAAGTAATTATTTGGGAATGTAAGTCTAGCAGTAATATCTCTACAAAGACCATGGTCATATAACTTATGTAATCCCTCTATAGTTTTATCGTAAGAATTATTACGTTCGTAATTGTGTTTCTCTGGTGTACCATCTATAGATATATTGATATGGATATTATACTTTCTAAAGTATTCAGCTATCTCATCAGTAATAAGTGTACCATTAGTGGATACCATAAAAAATAATTTGTTTTTAGTTAGACCTAAATCATCCATTAAGTCTAATCCATATTTCATTATCGGCCAGTTTACTAATGGTTCACCACCAAAGAAGTCTATCAAAACTGGGACATCAGGATTTGTATCACATAAGAAGTCTATAAAAGATTCCATAACTTCTTTAGACATATTCTTATTCTTCTTATCATCCTGATAGCAGTACCTGCAACTAAGATTACACCCTGTTGACATCATTAGTTGCACGTTAGTTAGATTGTAGAAAGTCTCCTCTAAAGGACTTATGCAACAGCGCAACGAGTCATTCTCCATTGATTATTTACGTAGAAGTAAACTGTCAAGTTTGTGGTATTGAACCAGATTTCTTTATTATTTTCAGGGTTAGCTGGAGCAGTACCATCAATAGTTACACGAATACCACCAACACGTTTAGCATTTTCCGCTAAGTCTGCATTAGTTGCACGATCAGCTACAGTAGCTCTATCTGCTAAAGTTGCACGATCAGCATTCAATGCTTTATTTGCAGTATCAGAGAAAGAGATACCAGATGGTTTATCAATAAGATCATTATAAGAACCAGTAAAAGCAATACGTGCTAATGTACGTTTAAAGTTTTCAAATTCAGTCTTATCTAATTTAGATTTGACTACATCCATCAAAGTTACACCTTGACCACCAAAGTCACCTAAAAGACCATTTACATAGTTCTTAGCCCATGTATTAGCATCTTGTAATGTAGCATTCCATTTAGCACGTTCATCATTTGTGATATGACGTGCATTGTCATTAATGTGGTTATTAAGAACCGTAATACTAGCTTTACCATCAAGCATGGCTTGTAGACTAGGTGCCAGCTCCTGATAAGAGACTTTATTTTCTTTATTAAAATTAGAGTCCATTTATTTCTCCTCCGTAAAAACCCCATTTTGGGGTAGAATAGTTAGAATTACATAGATGTTTTTGGTGACATAAAGTATTGACTTTACATAATAGTAAACCGTAAGGAGGTAATAACGATATGAAACGTACATCTAATAGAATTACTAACGCTAAAGATATAGATTATATCCTATCTATAGATCAAGATATGGGTGCTAAGACTTCTACAGTAATTGGCATGTTTGGTGAATTTAATGGTAAACGTAGATTCAATACATATGATTTAGTTACTATTCCAGCTGGTTCATATGGTCCAGAAGGAAAAAAGAATAAGAATGCTTTTGTTACAACTGTAGGGTTATGGGTATTCAATAGAGTATTCATTGAGAAAGACTTGTTTGATATGTTTGGGTATATCAATAAACCAATCACTAAGAAGATGGTTGGTAATATAATGCAAGAGATCTCATATGCTATTCTAGAGAATAGAAAGACTCTTAAAGTTATGCAAGACTTTGTTATGAAAGGTCAAAAGTTCATGCCTTATGTAAATATATTGTCTACTAGTTATAGTATGAAGCTATTGACTATCACTACAAAGATCAATAAGGCTAAAGAAGAACTTATTAAGAAATATCGTAAAGAGTTAGATGCTAAAGATCCTAAAATAGTATTGAAGATTCAAGAAGAACTATTAGACTTAGCTGAAGAGATTCTTAAAGACGACCCAGCTATGGATACTTATAATAGTGGTGCTAAATCTAATATGAGTAACCATTTCAAAAACATGTTTGTTGTTCGTGGTATTACTAAAAACCCAGATCCGACTAAGGGTTATAATATCATTATGTCTAACTATATGACAGGTATATCTAAAGAAGACTATGCAGACTTTGCTAACTCTCTAGCCGAAGGTCCTTACTCTCGTGCTAGTCGTACAGAAGTTGGTGGTTATTGGGAAAAACTATTATTGCCTGCATGTCAGCATATTCAGACATTAGATAAGGGTAGTGACTGTGGTACTAAACGTACTATTACAATCACTCTAAATAAAGACAATATAAAAGAGTACATCTATTGTTTCATGAAAGAAGGAAATAAACTAGTAGAGTTGACTTCTGAGAATATGAATCAATATATTGGTAAAACAGTACAGTTTAGATTTGCTTCTTTATGTGAAGCTGAGAATGGTGTTTGTAATGCATGTGCTGGTAATATCTTCTATCGTCTAGGGGTAAAGAATATTGGTGCAGCTGCCCCACAAATAGCATCTAAACTTAAGAACGTTGCCATGAAAGCATTCCATGATAGCCAAGTTAGAATGGTGGAAATGGATCCTATGGAAGCATTTGGTTTAAAATAATACACATATAACACAAAAAATAATACACGGGCAGGTGGTGGGACCCACCCATGTATTATTAATCAGTATTAGATCTTATCTAAATCAATAGTAAGACTAATACCGTGTTGGAGCAAGTAAGCTTCAGCTTTTTTAGCTTCGGCTAAACTTACACCGTTATTACCATAGACATAATCATAGATTATATCTTGGCAATAGCAGATCATCCAACCAACATTGGCTGAACGCTCCGCTAATTGGTTAGCGTAGTTACCTACGCATCCCGGATTCGCCATAGGAGTCACCTCCTTTCGGCATGTAGACTTATGTCTACAAGTGTATGGGTAAACTTAGATACAGCTATATTATGGATAGCTGTATCTACCATACACATTTATAGTATACAATCGTAAGTATTAACTTTTACTATAAAAAATAATACCAAGTATAGTCAATGACTATACTGGGATTTCTTGTTACTAGTTATTTAAAACTATAATGTCATATAGAAATTCTAATGCTTCAGATATACCATATTTAATCAATGGTGATAAAATATGAATAGTATCTAAATCTGTATATAAAACTTTATATGCAGTATTATGTATACCATCATGCTTCCTAGCTGAGTTGAATAATGTATTTATATACGTATCAGCATCTGGGTCTAAATGTTCAGTTACACTAAAGCATACAGTATGATCTAAAAGTTTGCCTTTGTATTTGCTATATAATTGAGTATATGTAAGAGTTTTAATATCAGCGTTATATGATAAAGCTATACTAAATTTACATTCTTTATCATATGGTTTTTTATCATCATCAGCCCAATCAGTTTCGTATAATACACGAAATGCATTAATAGTGTCCAATTTAGGACAGAAATGTTTTGTGCTTCTACGTACTGTTATTGATGCATCATATTCTTTACCTTTTTCAGTTTTATCTGAAAGAATGGCTCTAGTAAGTAATGCTTCTGGGTTAAAGTCATCATGACGTTCATTAATAAAAACTTGTTTATCTTTATAAAGACCAACTTCAGAATTTAATAAGTTATTAAGCTTTCCATTAAACTTTTCAATACCATATCCATGTAATAATGTATCTGTGTCCAACATGGTAAACCTCCTAAAAATATACCAGGTATAGGAATTTCCTATACCTGGATTTTACTTATTTCCTATATATAGATTCGTAAAAATCATGTTTATATCTACAGTCAAAGTGAATACTAGCATATACCAGTAGGGATACTAAGGCTGTAGACGATAAACCTATTATAAAAATATCCATCGTTCTATTTACTCCTATTTGTATATGATTAAGATACAAATATGTTAGTAAATTTTAATAGAACTCGTATTCAAAACCTTTGAAATAGTCAATTAGACTATCTTTAATCTTGAGGATATCTTCTGGTGTTACAAACCCAGATAAATCTATACTATAGATTTTTATATCATCATAAAATAGATATGCTGTCGGTGCATAGTGATTATTGGTTTCATATATTTCGTCAAACTCAATAGTATCAGGCAATGCACATAATGTTTTAGTTTTGACTTCTACATCACCATATCTTTCATATGCATCTGAATGCAAAATCAATAGCATATCTTTTAATGATTCTACTGTATCTTTATTAAGATCAGTATCAAATACATTAATTTCCATATTAGAACCTAAGCAATATTCTTTATCTGTAATATGCATAGCTCCTGTGGAATATGTGATACCTACATGACCATTACCATCTAAGTATACTGATGTAGATTGTGTTCTAGCCAATCCTTTCTCGAATACTATATCTGCTACGGTCTTGTATATACCATCGTATGTTTCTCTATCTGTCATATCATTTCACCTCGAAGAAATCTAAAATTATCCATAGTCATATTAGACTCTATGATTGTATCCATTATATCAGCCATTTGAAATTCGTCATAGTAATTATCAAACGTAATAGTGTCATTCCTAGTATTGATTTCTACATTGATAAATTTATCATCATACATCGTAGTCAACTTTACTATCTCACTATTATATCCTTTAACTACAGTATCGAATATCTCCATCATACAACAGATAAGCTCTTCTTCCATACAGATATCGGGATACATCGCTTCTTCTATACCAATAGTATTCCCGAAATCATCATATCGAGTGAGGGTGACTAACTCACCCTCTAACTCAAAATGTAACACAGATTTCATATTAGCCTCGATACATATCATCCAAAGTATTAATCACGTCTTCAAAACTGATATACTCATCATGTAATACAACTAAGCCAATATCTTTAGCATAATTAATAGTCACGACTTTATCATTCATCTTACGTTGAGATAATTCACGACATAATGCTTTAAACATGTCAACTACTTCACGTTCTGCCTCAATAACGTATTGGGATACAATGGTTACAAATTTATTATCAGTATCTACAAGGCTAATATAACGTGAAATGCTTAGTGTTGGTTTCATAGATTCATCATCGTAGTATTTATAACTAAGATCTGTATTTATAGTAATGCCAAGTAACTTATCATCATGACCTACTTTAGACAAAGCATCAAGAATAGCTTTTCTAGTATCACTCAATGAAGACACTTCTATATCTTTAGAGAATAGGCATACTCTGGCATTACCTTTAGTAATATAATACTTATTAGGTATATTATTGGTATTGATTCGGAAATCAACTTTATTAGTTGCATCTAATAAATCAATCATCTTATCACGAAGAAACTTATCATTATAAGTTGAAATATTATCGAAAGTTAGTACTTCACGTGGTTCTTCGTTAATAAGATCTTCTAATGGAGGTGTTTGTACAGCAACTTCTTCTACAGTTTCTTCTTCTGTAGGTTCTGATTCTGCTACTGTAGTTGGTTCTTCTTTAGGTGTTTCGATATCTGCAATCTCTTCAATTGATTGCACCTTGATATTCTTACTTTTTCTAGCCATTACTGTCTCTCCTTAAATAAGTGAATTCACGATATCATTAATGATATCGAAAGTATCTTCTACATCATATACAGTAAATCTGTATGTGATATTACCGTCATCATTATATGGCATTACAGTAAAAGCTGTATCACCACCATAGTTTTCTAACTTACTGAAGATTTCAGTATTAGTTAGATCACTAAATACTTGTAGCTTATAGTGCAAGTCTGTATTGATTTGGACACCATAGTCGCCAATACCATCAGTGATACAATCCCAATGACTAAGACCAAACTTAATGACTTTATTTTCTCTATCGTATACGATATCTAAAGTCCCTGCAGTAAGATTATCCAAAGCATCATATAATGTGATTGGTTTATCTTTATAAGTAGCAATTACATGTTTAGATATGTCTACTACGTCTAGGATATTTACACCTAGACCTCTAACATAGTCTTCAGCTAAATCATCTCTATTTATAAACTCATATTCTGCCTTATCATAGTAGTCCATTAAATCTTCTCGACAAGATTCTTTTGTTCTGACTTCAATAGACATATTCTCTTTATTGATATAAAGATAGTTTACAGATTTGATGTCTGGTGCGAATTCTATATTCACACTATTGACAATCATAGTTTTAACTTCACTCAATTTCTCTTTGAAATCAAACATGGTAACCCTCCTGATTAAATAAGACGTCTAGCAATATTACCTGTATTACTATTTACATATGATAGTATTTGATTGGCTTCGGCTTCAGATCGCATTTTATCAATTACGAATTTACCATAGCTTCTAGTACAATCTATAGCACTATAGTTTATACATGTACCATGAAACTCATACGGCAAAGCCAATAATTCATCTATAATATCTTTAGCCGAAGTATGCGTATATACATTAGTAGAATCTTCTATATACATAGAATAGGTGTCTAAATCTTTAGCCATTTTGACTTTTGATTTCAATGTAGTGGAATACAGTTTACTATTTACCTCATATTCAATAGAATGGTGTAACTTACGGCTACATAGTGTATTTATAACAGATCCCACTCTTTTATTTTTAATCTGGATCATATTAATAAACTCGTTATATGAATCACTAAATAACAAGGTATCTTTGTATTCATCATCTACTATAAAAGATGATGTGTTATGTCCATCAGCAATCACATATTTTTTATCATCATAGATACGAATTTTAGATGATGTAATATCATCTACAGCAACACCATTCATTTCTAATAATTCTAATGGTCTTATCATCATACTAGACAAAATAATATTTGGACCAGTTGAACTGTATTCAGAAGTTGTGCTGTTGTTAATATATATGGATGAGTTAACTACTAGTGCATCATCATCTACATATACCGATTCTTTTCTAGTTACTAGTTTTTGTGGTATTATAGATGCGGCTATACGTCTAACAAATGCTTTATTATCTTTTATACTGACTGTCATATTACCATTCCTCGGATTCTAATAATGCATTGACTGCTTCATCTACAAATGCAAAACCAGCATTCTCTAATGTGATTTTATCAGAGAAGTCATCATGTTTCCAGTTAAAAAAGACTGGCCCACGTGGTTTAATTTTACTAATGATGATTTTAGGGTTAAAGTACCCATTAACTGGAACGAATGTATCAAAAGTAACTGTATATCTAAACATAGGTTTACCTTTGGAGTTCGTTGCCAATACTTTAGCAGATGCACGACAAGATACTTTCAATAGTGTCTTGTGATCTGTGTCTTGACTGATGCAAAATTCACCAGTATTAGCTGCAGCTAAGATGTCTTCTAGTGTAGTACTCTTATAGACTTCTGTAGTTACATCTACTTTCTCTTTTTCTTTAACTTTGATTAATGGTGTAATGAAACCATCTTCGGTTTCATACTCATTAGTCCATACAGTAACAAGTGTGTTACCTTTCTTAGCTGAGTAAACAGCTGTTCTTTTGGAACTGCAATTCAAATCATAAGACGCAAAGTCAAATGTTCTGAATTGACCAATTAGTTCTCTTAAATTAAATTTTTGCTTTTCCATAGTAATTGTTCCTCCTTAACTATAAAACAAATTTACTATAATTACTACACAGTTATAATATATATCCAAAATTATATTTCATTGTATTGAGACAGTAGATTACCCATATAGGCAATGCCTATATGGGTATCCAAAAAAGTTTTAGTAATATTGTAGTAAAAAGAGATATTCTTAGGATCCGTGTTCATCCCAAGTCTATATTATTTTGTTGATTAGTTATAATAAATCAGCATATAATCGAATGGGATTTTGGCATCCCCTGCACCAGAGCAGTATACGATACATGCTGTATTGGTTTTCTTAACCCATACTTCACCAATCAGACCATTAGGGTTTGCTGTTGGAGTAATAGCTACCGAGAAAGAAGTATTCTCAAAGCTATGTGGGATAATAGTACCAGTTCTACCATTGAACTCTGCTGTACCTAATAGAATTGCTTTAGAGTCTTTCTTATCAGCAAGAGATTGTCTTTCTTGATCTGTAAAGAATCTATTATTAGGGTCTTGAGCAATGATAGTTGGTGGTAATTGTGCTGGGAGCTTATATTTATTAGCTCCCTCTTCGATGGAATCTAATTTAGCTTTATCTTCTTTAGACATACCACCATTAGAAGTGGCTGTGGCTAAAGAACCATCTAACTTATTATTCCATGCTAAGATTTGTTCATCAGTTACAAATCTATGACTAGCATCTTCTAAGATAATAGAAGGGTCATGTGTTTGTGGATGAATATAATAGTTGGCATTCATATCTACAGAGTTAAGTTTAATCTTATCTTCTTTAGACATAATACCATTTACATTTGGTGTAACTAAGTTATTGCTTGCTTTATTAGACCAATTAGTCTTTTCTTCCAATGTAACGAATAAATGATCATTATCAGTTTCAATGATAGTTGGGTCTAATTTACTAGGCATACTAAAGTTAGTTGCACCTGTTTCAATATTGTCTAATTTATATTTATCTTCTTTAGACATAAGACCTGCATATTGATAAGTAGCATTACGGTCTTCAGCTTTAGCTGACCAGAATGCTTTCTCCTTATCAGATACATGTCGTGTAGATGGATTATTAGGGTGCACATAGTTATTAGCACCCATTTCTACTGTATCCAATTTAGCTTTGTCTTCTTTAGACATAAGACCATCTACTGCAGCTGTAGCCATAGGTACAGCATTACTAGAGATAGGAATCCAGTTATCACCATCATAACGGAATGTAATATTAGTATCATTTACAGATACAGTCCAACCACGCTGAGGAGAAGGATACATAATATCAATCTCACTAAAAGTATCTACAGCTTCTTTCCAAGTATTATTAGATTCTAACTGTACAAACTTATTATCAATCTCAGCTTTAGTATACTTATCATCCCAAGACAATCTATCACTATTAGAAACGTGAATAGATTTGGTAGCTATATGTCTATTAAAAGATGCAGCTGCCATATTAACTTTAGCTTGTGCACCTTCAGGGGTTTCTTTGGCATCCCAATTAGCCCTGTCCGTCGGACTAATATGTGAGGATGCGTCTACTAAGTGGTTATTAAGATCTGTATGATCTTGTGTAATAAACTTCTTTTCTTCTCTAGTTACATGGATACCATCATTAGCTAAGTGACTAACGATATTGGCATTGTTTAGCGTTGCTGCTTTAATCTGCTGGGCATTTAAACCAGTATCTTCTACCAATCTACCTGTAGTATCAGAGTACTGTAACAGATTACCAGAGGTAACTAAATCAGTTTTGTTTTTCAGTCTATTAAGTAATTGGGGTTTAGACATGAAAGAACTTCCTCCTTATTCTTTTTCTTTTTTAGCTTGAAAGAAAAGATAGCTAATTAATACAGATACTGATAAGTAATCTGCTAGCTCTTCAAGTTCAGTGAAGTAGTCTTTAAGTTCTTCACTTTTTAACCTATGGTCAAATTCAAAATCTGCACTTAGAAAACCAACCGGTTTTTCATCCAGTTGGTTAGAGGAGTCATATATAGTAACTACTATTGTAGTTCTATTATCATTCTCTCTATAGAAGAAGTTTGCCATGACTCTATCAATAACGTTTTCATCATCAGGATACAATACTGTAATCTGATGATTATTGATACGTTTAAATAGGTCACTAGCTAAGTTAATAGGTACACCTTTGTGAGTCATAAGTAGACTGGTTGCCCCTTTATGTCTATCTATGTATTCACAAATACAAGTAGTCTTTAAGAAAGGTATATTATTAACTGAATGCTCACCATTATGAAACATATACACACAAATACGTTCAGCCCCAAGGGTATCAGCAGTCTCTTTGAGTTTGTGTTTGATTAGTGTATTTGTTTTGGTATATGTCTCATTTAGTTTATTTAATGTATATGGGTGCTGATTCATATCATCAATCATAGTATTAATCATTCTAGCTTCTTCAGATTGTGCTGATTTATCAGAAGGCTTAGCTGATTCTTCTCTTCTTGATAATTGTAGAATTGCTCGGGTATTGGTATGGTTGGAGTAGATTACATATGCCACTAGCAAGATTAGAATAAATTCTATAGCACCTATATCTTTAACCATAGAAAGTACACCAGTAGCACCTTCAAAGTCCACTTCATCACCACCTTTAATAAAAATAAAGACTTATTTTTATGTTTCACCTAATTGACCTATTTCTTTGCCTTATAGATTGCATACCCTATACCAGCGGTACCTAAAGCTACACCAGCTATCTTGTAATTTCTGTTTTCATGTTTAAGTTTCTTAACGTCATCACGTAGCTCTTGTTCGACTTTATCTCTCATTAAATCATGAGCAGCAATTTGTCTATTAGCTATATCAGTTACGTCAATAACAACTTCGTCTTTTTGTTTAATTTCTACTGTACCATCTTCCTTGGCTACACTAGATGCCGCAGAAGATTGTAAGGGTGTACTGAAAGTTTCTCCATTATATCTAATACTGGCAGTTTTTTCTTTATTGACTACTACATCAGGGTCTTCTGGTGAAGACTTCTCGATATATCTTATAGTGTCTGTATTATTATTAGTAATGGTTTCTTTTACTGGCTTATTATTACGTAAGTCATCAATAGCAGCCATTACTATTTTATTTTCTTTAGCTAACTCTTTATTGTATTCTGCAGTCTTAGTTACGTTATCAAGAATCTCTCTATAACGATTAGCTTCTACATTAGCTTCATGCTTAAAATACAATATAGTTAGTAAAGAAATTAAGATAATCACGATAAAAGCAATAATAATCTTCAAGTGAGCTTTCACTTGATTGATTAAATAGTTCATAAACACTAACCCTCCGGTTGATTAAAAATTATACTTTTACTAGCGTTACTCCATAACTAGCAAGTCTAGTTTTTAAACTGTCAAACTTTTCCATTTTATCATATTGGTCGGCCTTTGACACCTGAATAGTAAATGTACTATTAGGAACCTTGTTTTCTGCAATAGTAATTAAGTTATTTTCGTTTAAATCTATACTATATGGATAGTAGATTGATTTGCCCAAACCTCGAATAATCAACTGTCTATATGGATTTAAACGTTCATAACGTAATTTATCATAGACTCCATTAATCTCTGCTGAGTTGTTGAAGGCTAATGATTCGTTAACTATGCGTAATTCTAATAAATTATCACAGTTATTTGATTTTATATAATCTAAGATATCACTAAATCGTAAATTTCGTCTGATATCTAAATTATAATTTTCTAGATTGACCTGTTTACTAAATACTAGCTTTAGCCCAGTAGAAGATGCTTTAATTATATAATTTACGCACAGTCTATCTGGTGTTAGTTGTTCACCAGTTCTAGCAACAGCGCCACTATCATACAAAGTTAAATAAGTTTGTCCCTCATCTCTAGTACCATCAGTAACAAGAAAACTTCCACTATTTGCTACATGTATTTCTTTTGTATCCTGTTTAGAATTGTATTCATTCTCACTAGGATGCCAACGTATAGCTCCAGAGTTTACTTGAAACTTAGTTTGAATTTGTGGTCTAAACCATGGTATTAAATTGCCACTTAATGATGGGTCATCATTCATAGATGCAACAATAGCATCATCAAACTTAGGCATAATTAGATTGTCACCTTTAATAACAAATTTGGAGATATATAATTTATCTTCCATCATATTATTCCAAGTCTCTAATAGCCCAACTTGATTTGCATAATCTATCAATTCAGGTACCATGCTTTTTTGGATAGTCATACCGTTTAATGGTAAATATCCATCTGGTATATCTGATCCTAGCCAGTAAAACATTGTCCCAATAGGGACACCATCATCAACTATATATTCTTTAGGTATCTTGCCATTATTATCCAATCTTATAGTATTATCTGAATTTATTAATTGAAATCCAAATATTGATGAGTTGCTACGTTTAAATATAGATACACCATTATTTATATATATTGATTTAGATGTTCCATCTTGTGCAAATGCTGAATCATTATCGGTAGATATGCTAAATGACTTCTTAATAGTATTAGTTAAACGGTATGCATTAAAATTGCCAAATGTTACTGGGGTGCCATCATAAACATCAGCATTTGGATTAATGGTTATATTATCACCAAATACCTGATTATTGGTTCGTACAAATTCGCTAAAAATTGTATCTTTAAGCTTTGTAGCATTCTCTACAGTACAGTCTAGGAATTTTGGGTTGCTACCATATATCACGTGTCCAGTATCATCAGATACGATAGATAAATATGTGTCTGGTGCCGTTTGAGTATATTTTGGGTGTATATAGTTATTTGCACCATCAGCAATAGAGTCTAGTTTAATTTTATCTTCTTTAGATAGAAGACCGTTATTGTCTATTTCTGCTTTATATAACTTAGTATCCGCAGCCTTATTCCAAACAGTACGTTCTACTGGTGATATATGCATAGATTGATTATACATATGGGCATAACCATCATTAATTAGCTTATTTAGCGGAGAAGCTAATTCAGTTTTATTAATTTTATCTAATTCATTATTAAAATCAGCCATAGCTATCTCCTTTATTTAGCCTTAATACAATATAGCATACCAATAGAACGTGGTTGCCAACGACTATCATAATTTCTTCTTGTAGCCACATATCTAGCATCTCTAATACGAGATACTATATCTAATGGTTTATAATATAAATCGTTAGACTCTCTATCTTTATTTTTATATTCAAACCCCATATATCCCCAATCATTTGTCCAATGTGTCCTATATGAGATATTTGTATTTATACGTTTATTTTTAAAATAGTCAGAGGCATTATACAATTCTATATCTTCAGGGTATCTATCTTGATACGCGCCGAACGGTGTTATAGGAAAAGTCCCATAAATATTTGCCAATTCAGATGATTGGCTGCCAATAGCAACATTCGGCCCTTTTGGTGTGACTGCACAGAACTTATTAAAGGATGGTAATCTAAATAATGTATCATCATTGGCTACAGTAGAGAAGAAATATACGGGCCATGGGCTACTATTTATTTGATTATAATTAGACTCTGGCTGTAATACGGCCCCTCCCTCTGAGGCAATTAAATCCCATAATTTAGGATAATCCGATTTCTTTACAACTTGACCATTTAGTAGTAAGTAATTATTAGGAATCATATTCCCATAAAATATAGCAATAGAGCCTATAGGATATCCTGTATTTGGTAAAAGAGACTTATCTATTTTACCATCAGCATTAATAGGGACTGGTTTTATCGGTAAAGAGAATGGCTTCCAAGCATTATTATTATAATAATATGCGGTTCTATTACTGATATTAAACCATAATTTTCTAGTATCTAGATTATTAGTATTACTAGTTATTTGTATTGCCCCATCTAACGTATATGATTTCATTGTAGAGTGGTTTACTGCAGCATTATCTTTAGCCGTAGCCACATCTATATTTGGTACTGTAATATTATTAAATACCTGATTATTGTTTTTAGCAAAATATTCAATAGGCTTACCATTTAATGTGTCTACAGAGTCTACGGTTACTGGTAATACTTCAGGTTCACTAGATCCATATATATGACCATATTCATCTACTTTCTTAAACTTATATGTAGTAATTGGTCTGTATTTAGGGTGGGTATAATTATTAGCACCATCAGCAATTCTATCAAGCTTAATCTTATCTTCCTTAGTCATTAACCCATCAGACTCAATTGACGCTGGTTTAGTTAGAGACTCGTATGTTACTTTATTCCATCTATTACGTTCTTCTTCAGTAATATGCATAAAAGTATCAGTCATATGAAAATCGATATCAGTTAATGTATTATATAGTACAGTATTAAACTCTTTTTTAGTTAGCTTATCTAATACTTCATTAGATAATCTGGATTTATTGTGTTCATTTAACCATTCTTCTTTATGTCGTTTTGCTTCTTCTTCAGAGTATGATTGCCACCATTTTATTATATCTTGCTCTTTAGACATTAGATACCTCCTTTCTTTAATATTTTGCTTTAATCATAAATGATAAATAAACAGAACAAGGTCTATTAGCATAATAACTTCGTTGGTCATTGTTAATATTTTCCAGCTTTAATGTATTTGTGTTAAATGTGGTTATTAAGAATTCATTAGTCCAATGATTCCTATACCAAGTACCTGTAGCCGGAGCAGGTGTATTTGTAATTCTAAATGCCCCGCTAAAATAATCCAACCGTCTTTTTATTTCATCATCACCAATACCACCAATATTCATATATGCATTATTTACAGTACAAGGGTCGAATGTACTAGTCTCTCTTGGTGTAGTACATAATTTGACAAAACCAGTCTCATCTATTTTACTAGCAGATGCTAATGAAACACATAAATTTGGTAGCATTATTGTCCCATCAGGGCGTTCATAAAAGCATCCATATACATCACCATTTTCAGTATGAGTACCTCGAGTAAGATTTGTAACAGTAGCAGCTTCTTTGTATAATAAGTTTGAATTCTTTGCAAAATTATATAGATCTGGGTAATCATTCTTATTGAAAGAACCACCATTCAATAATAAGAAACCATTGTCTGCTAAAAATTTCTCATTTTCAAACATCGCTGGCATAATAGCACCAATAGGCATACCTGATTGTGGCATTATACTTAATGGAACTTTACCATTAGAATCTAATCTGGCTACATTGCTAGGGAGAGATATATCAACCCATTTACTAAGATCTGCATCATAATATGAAGCGACTCCTGTATTTGGGTTGATTCTAATCTTATTTAGATTAGGGGTATCATCAGTACTAATATAGTAGCTACTATCTAGAGAACCCTCTACTAGATCTTTCTTAGTTATAGGGTAATTAAGATGGTCTATATCATTAGGGTACTTTCTAAATGATACATTACCCTTTAGGAATGCATTATCAGGTGATACAAACTCATCTGGATTTATATTACCTAACTTAGTAGCATTTCTAGCTCTTATATTAAGTCTAGCTGGATTATTACCGTATATTACATGACCTAATCCGTCAGTAGTCACTTCAAGATAACTACCTGGTGTTACATTAGAGAATGGATGTATGTATTTATTAGCTTTTGGCTCAATACTATCTAGTTTAGCTTTATCTTCTTTAGTCATTAATCCATCAGCATATATAGTAGCTGGTTTAAGTACACGTTTAGCTGATTGATTCCATCTATAACGTTCTTCTTCTGTAATATGTAGAGTATGATTATATATATGATCATACTCATCTTGTATACGATTACGTAATGATGGAGATAGTTCCTGTTTGGATATATGCCTAGGAATAGTTTGATTTAGACTTTGTCTATCATGATATGACATAATAAACCTCCTATACCTCAGTTAGGGTGACTTTATATTTCTTACCACCACTATTAACTACTAGGCTTCCGTTATCTATATCAAATTCCATAGCTTTCTTAGTCTTGGCTACAGTTTCATCGTTGCTATCAAAGATTTTAACTAGGCTATCCCAGTTATCTGCACCACTACGGATGAATAAGTCGTTACCAATAAAGATAAACTCATGGGAGATATCTTGATCGACAGCTCTCATACCCATTACAGTAGCAAACTCTTCAGTTCTAGTACCAGTAATAGCTGTATCTAAGTTTAATGCAGATAATTTCTTTTGTCCATAGAACTTTAGATATGCTGCATAGTCAGATGGTTGAGTATTTACATCAATCTTCTCATTCAATGCAAGCATATACTTACTAGCTTCTGTATATACAGAATGCCATTTCTTCTCTTTACTATAAGAGCTTAGTATATTTGTAGAATCAATCCAGAATAGATTTTCTCCATCACCAGTTGGTTCTACACGAGATCTTACATAAGGGAAGATATGAGATTCTAGGTATTTCACATTAACTATTTCCATCTTGGTACTGTCGGCACTAATTACAGGTGTAGGTGCTTGTGGTTTACCTAAGAAGATTGGATTAGCTATAGGAGCAAAGTCTCCTGGTACTAACCCACCTAATCTGTCAGCATTATCTACAGTAATAGGTAATCTAGTAGGGTTATATCCACGAGTGACATGGCCCTCATCATCAATATCTACTGTAATATAGTTACCAGGAACAGCATTAGGTTTCTTAGGGTGTACATAATGGTTGGCTTGCTCTTCTATTCCATCTAATTTAACTTTATCAGCTATAGACATAAAGCCATTGTTATTATTGCTTACATTAGGAATGGTTGCTACAGTATTCCATAATGCTCGCTCTTCTGCAGTTATATGTATTACATCATCTTTAGTATGATTGAATGATTTTGTAACCATATCACGCAGTTTAAGACTAAGCTCATTTAAACCAAGCTTGTCTCTATCTAAATCATAATTGATTTGCTCTGGCATAGTTTTAACCTCCTATTTTAGAATTACTGGGATGTTCAAGTAAGCCAAAAGATGGCCCTAATGGCATATAACCATTAGGGCTTATATCTTTCTTACTTATCATTCTTTTGATAATTGTTTGTAGTAGATCCAGAACTACCACGGCTTAAATAGGTTAATAACCCACCAGCAAGTGTAGCCGCTACAGTCTCTGATTGAATGAATAAAGAATACATTAAAGCTATACCACAGAATAATACAGTTACCATCTTAATTATATTTAGAGGGTAAAAGTATACTCTAGATTTGTAGTATGGTTTACCAGTATCATCCATTTCTTCAGGCTCCATATCTTCTATTTCATTTTCAGTTAGGCTATTAGTATTAGTTGATACTTGTTTACCTAACTTAGACCATTTACCGTCGATAAAGATATAATAGTCTCCTTGATAGGCTACTATATTACCATTATATTGAATTTCTTCTGAATTTAATGACGGTACGGTATCTATTTGGAGAGCTTTTTCTACATCGGCAGCAGTATTCATGATATAGATTATACTTGAGCTGCAGTATCAGAGATGCCACGAGCAATAGCTTTAGCAAACTCATCTACTTGATTAATAAGCTTATCTTCTTCTTTTGGGTTATTGATGAATGCTGTTTCAACCAATACTGCTGGCATATCAGTTTTACGCAATACCCAGAAGTTGGCAGATTTAATACCACGATCATATAAGTCTAAAGAGTTAACTAATTGATTGTCGATATTAATAGCCAATTTAGTAGATAAGGAGTTGGGACCTGCACTAGTATGAGTAAATGTTTCAGTACCCTCAGCTGCTGGATTTTCTGCACTATTACAATGAATAGATACAAAGATATCAGCATCCCATTGGTTAGCTGCTTCACATACTGCGTCTAAGTCATCATCTTGCATAATGTAAGTTTCATAACCTACAGCTTGAAGATATTGGCTTACTAATGCACCAATTTTTTTAACAACTTCGGCTTCTGTAGTACGAGAGCCTACAGCACCTGGGTCGATAGCATAGCCACTTCCATTAAGTTTAGGGTCGTGGCCAGGATTTAAAAATACTTTTCTAATTGCCATAGTTATTATTAACCTCCTATAGTCAACGATTATAGTACTGTTGAAACATAGTAGTAAATTGGTGAAAGGAGGCTATATAATGCCAGATTTCAATGAAAAATACGATCTGATAACCTATAATGATTTATCCCCAGATTTAAGGGAACTCATTAATAGCTCTGATAAAAATCTCCAAAAGAGTTTGAATCGACATATGAATGATAATGAGGTTCATGTAACTGGTATCGAAAAAATGTTTTGGAATTCCAAAGCACCTATTAATGATCCAGCATTTACTGGTAGACCAACAGCACCTACTCCTGAGTTGAATACTCGGAATGATACTATTGCTACTACTAGATTTGTGCACAATGCTCTATATGGTCTTACTCCAGAGAGAGCTAAGACTGCTGACAGACTTAAAGGTACTGTAACCTTTGCACTTACAGGTGGGGTAACGGCTCCATCTGTTTTATTCGACGGTTCTAATAATGTAACTTTAAATGTCACATCTATTGATGCTAGTGCTATTAATGGTAAATTTGGTCCATCAAACTTATCAGCTGGTACTTATGATATAAATATTAGTGGTATTGCAGCTAAAGCTAAGTCTGCTGAATCTATTGCTGGTCTTAATGCTGGTGATATTGCATTAAAAGATTCTCCTAACTTCATTGGTACTCCGACTGTACCAACAGCTGCTGCTGGAGATATCTCTTCTAAAATTGCTAATACATCATTCGTTAATATCGAAGTTGAACGTATTAAAGATTGGGTTAAGAGAAACAATAATGCAGTTAATAGCATAAAGACTGTAAGTGCTTCTGGTAAAATTACAGCAGCATCTACTGGGCCTGATGCTAATGGTAATATCAATCTTAATGTAACTAATATACAGATTGATCGATCATCTTTAGGTAATATTGATGCTGATACTGTACGTGGGTTTACAGTTGGTTCTAGTGTACCAGCTAATGCTAAATTCACAGATACTGTGTATGTACATCCTAAGACTTCTACTGACCTAACTGCAGGTAGTTTTAGCCAAGTATTAGTAGACCGTGAGGGTCATGTTATTGCTGGTGCTAACCCTAGTAGCATGGATATCAATATCACTGGTACAGCAGCTAAAGCAGCAGCACTAGCTACACCATACAAAATGAAATTCAGTGGTATCACTGCTTCTGAATCTATCATTGATGGTAAAACTGAAACTGTAGTCAATGTAACAGCAATTCCATCTGCTATTGTCACTGAAGATACTAATCGTAAATTCATGACTCCAGATGAAAAATCTAAACTTAGTGATTTACCATCTAATGCAGAATTGTCTGCTAAACTTGATGCAGTTGCTTCTTCTATGGATTGGAAACCTGGTGTTGCTAATTATAGTGATATTGCAACTACATATACTACACCTAAGAAAGGTATGGTAGTTCCTGTAACTAGTACTGGTTCTATCTATCGTTATAATGGTACTACATGGGATACTATCTCTAGTGTAAATATTCCATTAGCTACTAATACCATTGATGGTAAGATGTCTAAGGAAGATAAGCTTAAATTAGATGGTATTGAAGAAGGTGCTACTAATTATGAGCATCCTGCTACACATCCAGCTACTATGATTACTGAAGATGCAACTCATAAGTTTGTAACTACAGATGAAAAGACTCGTTGGAATGATACATATACCAAAGCTGAAGCTGATCTTAAATTCTTAGCTAAGCTTGATGCTGCTACTAATAAAGCAACTATCGGTGAAAACTGGACTATTAAACCTGGTACTGGTGGTGCATTAGACTTCGTGTATAATGACACCATTAAAGCTACATTAGGTACTAATGGTTTATTTGTTGCTAATGAATTATCCGAATCTGGTTCTGCTGGTGCTAGTGTAACTACAGTTAGTGCTTGGAAAGCTCCTGTAGCTAACGTATCTGACCTAGATGCTACTGCACCTAATGGGTCTGTATGTTTAGTTACATCTACAAATACAATCTATACTAAAACATCTACTGGTTGGGTTCCTGTTAGTGGTGGCTCTGGTACACCAGCTCCTAGTGGTGATTATATTACTAGAGAGGAATTAAATGCATCTTTATCTAAATTAGAAAAGATGGTTAAAGATCTTCGTGGAGGAGAATAATGGCAGATAAAAATTTGACAACTAAGATATTTGATAATATCGCTGCTGGTTTCGCTGATGTACAAAAAGATATCAGTGAGGCTAAGAAGGCTATTGAGGCTGCTGGTATTCCATCCAGCGGTACTACAAAAAACTTATCTGAAGAGATTGCTAAAATCCAAACTAAAGTTACTGATGATATTAAAGAATCCGGTAATATTGAAGGCTTTGGTGGCGGTACTATGGATATTAAAGACGGATTTATTATCCGTAAAGTCCATTATAATAGTATGAATGAGAATACTACAGAACCGTTGACTAATAATATAGATTATAAAGTCCCTGATGATATGTCTTATGAATTAACTTGGCCTACAAACGAAGCTATGAAAAAAGACATTGCTGATTTTCGAAACTTACGTTATAATGAAGATCCAAAGATACAAGAAAAGTATAGCAACTATAATAGACCTTTAGTTCGTTTACATTTCCAAAAAAATAATACTGGTAGATTGGCAAATACTGGTCAGTATGTTAATCTCAAACCTTATAAACCAAGTACTGGTGGTGACGGTATTGATGCACCACAATACGATCTAGAGATTCGTTTAACTGATGACACAATATCCACAGCTGATACTGTATCACAATCACTCATTGATACATATAAATTGAATAATTCTGAAGTAACTACTACAGATACAGTTATTAAGTATACAGGTGAAAGTGTTATGTCTTTACCATTATACGATAGTAAATTCGTTATTAATGGTAATGATGTACAAGATTCTATTATAGTTACAGATAATTTTGTGGCAGGTATTCACCCTAAAATAAAAGCAACCATTTGCAAAAAAATTATCTTGCATAATGACAATTTAATTATTGGTCGTCTTAAAGGCTGGCGTGATTATAGAAATATGTCCACCAAAGGTATAGATATCTATATTGATAAAGATACTGAAGCCTTAGAAGTTGATACTGATAATTTACGTCAGTATATTACAAAGCAACCTACAATGAAATATGCTTTGATTGGGCCTACTAGTAGACATACTATGATTAATATTTTAGTTAATAAGTCTGATAAAATGACTGCTAGTATCAGAGCCGTAGCTCTTAAATTAGCTCCTATGTGCATAAGAGTATATAACTATGATAGAAGCGAATATTATGATTTCAATAAAATGAAATGGGAGCCTACCGCTGGGGTTAGTGATTTTATCTCATGGCCACGTTATCTATCTGATAGAAATGTAGATGTCAATACTATCTTCTATTATAACGGTTGGGAAACTGATCGATACACACTAGTAAATAGATTTGGTTTAGACGATAATGGTAGTAATGGTTTATCTCTGGATATGTCATATATACGTGAAATTAGCCAGCTACAAGATATTGTAGATAAGGCAAAAGACGGGTATATATACCAAGTCGGTCGTGGTGAATATTTAACTAAAAATAACACTATTACTCTTAATAGTCCAGACTTTACATGGAAAACAAGTAAACGTCTAGGGATGACATCATCAAGCTTCCCTAAAATGGTCTATAACTATTTTAGTATACCAGAAATTGATGGTGTTAAAACTGTTACATTAGATTTGTCCAGAATGCCTGGTGCTACATATGGCTCTCAAGAATTCCCTCTAGTTGGATTAGAGCCAGAAAACGGTCAAGTTATGTGTCAGGTAGTATTAGCAGGGGAAAATGGGTCTAATTTAGCCGATACTGATTTTGAACTATTGGCTGCACCTAGTAATACTAAGTTCTTAGATCGTAATAAAACACCTATAACTACTGTAACTGTAGATAGAAGTTCTGTTAGAGACGATAAATATATTATTCCTATCTTCTATAATAAATTTATTACAGAAGTGGATCTTACTGGTTGTACCATCGGTAAAGTTACAGGCTCAAATAACGGAGTATTTGTAACTGCGTATTATGATAATACTAAACCTACTACTCCTATGATATTTAAACTACACAACTGTAAATATGGTGATGTATATAGTGGGTCTGCTAAAGATAGAAATCCTGAAATTAGCCCATTAGGCTCACGTCAAGCAGAAGAAAATGCTAAATATGTAAGATTCTTAATTGACGAATCTGATCCTATTTTACAAGACGATGATGTCTTAAGATTGCGTTTATCTTTCTATAATATGGATCAAACTAAAAAATATAACTGGTCTAAACGGGTATGGGAAGCTTTAGATGCACTAACGCCTGACAATAAAGAATATAGATATATAGCTAATCCTCATTTGGAAGAAGAGGAAGAAGCCGCTAGACGAGCAGAAGAAGAAAGTGCAATGAACTCTTCCGAAGAAGAAAATACTGACACAGGAGAGCCTACTTCTGAAGATACTACAGAAGAAACCCATTCTGAAGATGAAAGACCTGCAGATGTATTATAGCGTGATGCAGTAAAGATTAATTAATTATGGAGGTATAAATGGCAGAAACTGAAAATACAAAAAATACTACTGAACTCATTTTAGAAAATATAGAAAATGGGTTTAAAGAAATTAAAAAAGATCTTGAAAATGTAAAAGCAGCTATCTCTGAAACAGGGGTAGCAGCTGCTAATACTACTGCTGGCTTAGCTAATGATGTAAAGAAAATCTCCAATAAAGTAGAAGAAAAGATTAAAGCTGCTGATGTGGTTACTGGTTTAGCTGGTGGCGCTGTAAATATCAGTAATGGTTTTATGTATTCTGCTTCTTCTGAAACGTTTGACCATAATAGTATTGGTGCTATTCCTGGATTGACTACATATACTGTACCAGAAGATAAGAACTATCTTATCCAATGGCCAACAAAATCCTTTATGGAACAAACACCTTCGGATAAACGTAATATTACTATTAATTTTGGTAAACGTCATTTTGGTCAATTATGTAATACTTGTTATCGTATGCCTAAGTATACTGATTTATATAATGATGAACCTACATATAGTCTTAGAGTAAATCTTAATGATGATAGTATCGTATTGAAAACAAAAGCAGATCTTACTGAAGATGAATTAACTATGTTAAGCACTGCTGAAATAGAAGATACCAGTGATGTTTTCGAATGTAAAGGAACAGCATCTTTACCTGAATATACATCTGACTTCTATATCAATGGCAAGTCTCCATATGCTGCAGTAATTAAATGCGACCAATTTGTTGTATCCGGCAATCCTAATGTAAAAGCAGTTATTACTGATACTATTATCATGGACGAAGAACTTATTCTACGTAACCGTGCTGGCATGGGTCAATATGGTAGACAAAATACTATTGGTGTAATTGGTATTCATGGTGGTAATAAAACATCAGCATTCAAAATCTATGTACCTAAAGGGAAACCTAAATTCAATCTTATCAATTCTACTTTGAATCCTGATAATGAATACGTTAAGAATAATATTAGCAAAATTTCGGACTATGCTACTATTGCAGACGTAAGTTTCCAATACTATACTCTTATTGCTGTAGAACCTACAGAAGAAATGACAGCGTTCTTAATTAAAGAAGCCGACAAGCTAGTTAAATTAAGCGTATCTGTAGTGACCCATGATTTTACTAAATACTTCGATTATTGTCAATTAGAATGGGTCGTAAATAAAGATAAAGAGTTCCATTATATGTACAGACAATGGTTCGATTATCTTGTTCCTACAGAAGAAGATTATAAGTATTATAAATTTAACGATGATGTAGCACAAAATACATTTAAGAACTATAACCCAACAGCTACAGATTATACTGTTACACTTACTGATGCTAGCGCATTGAAATATGCCAACACTGAGTATGGTCAAACTGTATATGCTTTAGGTGATAGTAGTGGTTTATATCATAATAAAACAAATACTATGATTATCCCTAATAAGAAATACACTTGGGATTTCACTAAAGCAGTATATTGTGATACAGACTTCCCATTCGATGGTAGTGAAGTTAATGATGGGGCAAGCGAAAATACTACTAGTGATGGTAGAAACATTTACAGCTTAAACATCTCTCCTGATCCTATCAATACACCATCAATGTACCATCTCGTAGATTTCTATAAGAATAATCTTGTCGACAGACAAAATGCAGACGTTCATCTATTAGTCGAATCAGATCGTGGTTATGATGCTGATACTAAAACATATACAACTTATGACAATGTCTTAGCACAATACTACTTAGAATCAGACTATCGTGTTTATCTTAAACATAAAACACATGATGGTTCTTTAAGTGATATTGAAAACTTAGTTATCGTTGGTGAAACAGTATATGGTGAACCAAGTAAATATACTAAATACGTACCATACTTCTATAACCGTAATATCAAAACCATCAAAGGTACAGATATTACAATAGTACCTTTCCGTTTAGAAGATAAACAAGGTAAAGTTACTGGTGTAACTTCAGAAGAAGTTGCTGTACCAGAAACACCTATGGAAATCATCTTAGATGGTAACTGTGCTGTATCTGCATGGCAAGGTGGTTTGTATTATGACCGTACTGGTAAACATCATATCATCACTCCAGCAACAGGTGAATATAATGCTAAGTACGTTCATATCTTAGTAGATGAAACTAATCCTCTAGTGACTAGTGCTAATGCTTGCCGTTATCGTTTAGCTTTATTCACTAAAGACAAAACTAAACGTTATAACTACACAACTAAGACTTGGGAAGAAGTTGCATCCTATACAGGAGATACTGGTACATTTGCAGAACTATTCCCAGAAGAGTTTGCTAAATTGACTGACGTTGTAGAAGTATAGTATATTAGGAGAATCAAATGGAATATTCAGCTAAACTAAAGAATCTTTCAGCTGCAGAAAGAATATTATATATTCATGACTTAACTAAAGATGGGGTCAATCTAGACCTCATCTTAGAGTCTATTATTGCTGATGATGATTTAGCATTATACAAGTTCTATGCTAAGCAATACTTAGATATGCTGGATGGTACAGTATTGGGTCTTTGTGTTAAACACAAGGCTTCTAATATCTTAATCTATCTAGAGTCTTGTAATCAGGCTTGGTTCAATATTAAGAATGACTATAATATCACTAGTGTAATACTTACAGCTATTGATGAATTAGATTATTCTGATATACTTGCTTTCTCTAGTTTAACTGGTATCTTATTCCGAGCGTATAAGCATACTGGTGTTACAAATGCTATCTTGGATTTATATAAAGCATTCATGATTAGATGTATAAAGAATAAGAAATACTTCTTCTTGAATACATTCCATAATCACGTACGTGGTTTATTCGAAGACAAGGTCGGTGACCTTGCTTTAGATAAACTACTTAAGAACTATATGTCAGAGGAAGAACTACAGAACTATAATGAGAATTATAGATTAGATATTTAATTTTATATAACACTATAGTATCATTGGTCTGCAATGACAGTTCAATGGTAAACCTCGATAAAGCAATTAGCAGAATGAATCCCCATATAGACAATGTCTATATGGGGTTCTTTCTATCTATTCTTCATTTCAGCATTGTTTTTTGCTACATACAAGGTTACACCAATAATGATCTTATTAGCTACTATATTAGTAAAAGACTCTTTTCTATATACATAGTGAGCTTTCTCCAAGAATACTGGAGTAGTTCTAGCTATGATATAGTCAGATACGTATTTACGCATTTGCTTTTCTATATCTTCTCTAATATAGTTATCATCATTGAATGCTAGATTATTAATAACTAAGAATTCATTGATACCCTCTTGAATCATATTATCAATCATATTATCGACTTCACGTACATCGATCTTAATTCGAGAACGTTTGAAAGCCATTTGCTGTTCATAGAAGTATGTAACACGGTTAATGATTACACTAACTGTAAAGAAGAAAGCTATAATACTAATAGTTAGTATTACCGTAAGACTGATTTCCAAGGTTGTACTCATTGTATCGACTCCAATTCACTAAATGATCACGAACTTCCATCAATCCATTATCTTGTGTGGAACCGACTTTAATAGCCTCATCTAAGTAGCGTATAACCTTATTGGCAATCTCAATAGTAATACCATATTTATACTCTTCTAGGAAAGCTCCCCAGTTACCAAAACACATATCTGGATGAATGAAGAAATTATTTGTATTATGATAAAGTTGGTGAGCTGTTAAATTTAACATTACAAGCATTACCTTATGCTCATGATGAACTTTACGTAAATGCTGTACTAAGTCAAATGAAGTAATATACCCTGTAGTATTAATGATATGCTCTGTAATGATAAAAGCAATATCAAAGATAGTTAGCATATTATGATGCATCTCAATAGTAGCCATATCCATAGTAATATTATTATTGATTTGGCATCTATCCATACCTAGATTCATTAAGAAGAACTTATAATTCTTATAAGCTCTAGATGCTCTAAATCTAGATACAGCATTCTTTACAAAACTTGTATATCTATCAATATCCATTAGGGAATATTTAGTTTGATAGAACTCCAATTGGTATGGTACAAAAGGAGATTTTATAACTGGATTATTTGGACTTGTAATAATGCTTAAGTCCGGAAATGGTTGACTCATATTCTAAACACTCCTGTTGTTATTCAAATAGGTACGATTAACTTGATGTTGGGCTAAATAGGCTATTACGGTCAGTACATAGTAGTAATCGAATAATTCCATTCCGAAGGGAGGAACTACAAAGAATGAGACTTTCTCATATTATTAAAGCAATCTCACCTGAGCCTTTTGTAGATAATACTGTATATTATAGTAAAATCTTAGCATTAGGTGCAGTAGTTAAAGATAAAGACTTAGCTGATTCTAAAGAATCTGAAGCATCTATGTATTATGCTGACCTATATATTCAATCTATCGAAGGTAAAGCACCATATGATGCTTATGAGTATAATGATCTTATCTTATCTCGCTGTGAAATAGGTAGAGAATATTGGATGGGTATTAAGAAAGATCCACGACTCATACCATTAAATAAACGTGAAACTTGTCGTAAGTTTGCATCTGAATACTTTGTAAATCACTATGTAGAATATAATGAATACTATCGTATGATTATGGGTAAACCACCATTAGGTATGCCATTCTTATATGTAGATGCAGATTTACGTAAAGATAATATTGGTGTAGACTTTAGTAAGCCTATGCATGAAATGTCTGAGTTTGAATTAAATATCTTAGAAGATCATGGTATAATGGATGAACTACGTTCTAGGTATATTGGACCAGCATATGCTTATCTAAACTATATAGCATCAGGTATTACTGCATATGCTGCACGTAAAGCTGATAACTTTGAGTTATTATACTTACCACGTATAGACCAACAAGTTTTATCTGATAAATTTAAGAATCGTTATATAGTAAACCGTGCTTATACTATGGCAACTGTATATGCAGAAGCTTATAGATTTGATAGTGATTACTATACTAACTTTATCACTATCTTTATTCTATTACAAACTATGATTGATCTTATCTCTGAAACTGGTGAGCATATTATCAAACTAGATGTATTAGATGAAAGATGTATTCGTTATATCTTTGAATGGCATGATGTACCATACTATGATGAGATTCCTTTGAAATATCAAATAGCTATGGTTAAGAATCTTAATAAGCTATTGAAATTCAAATCTACACCAACTTGTATGGTTGATATATGCTCATTATTTGGGTTTGATGATATCAGAATCTTTAAATACTATCTTCTTAAAGACAGAAAGTCTGATCCTGATACTGGTGACTATGTATTTAACTATAAATACAAAACTTACTTAGATACCGAAGAAGTTATGGATACTGCTACAAGCACTATGCCTATAACTGATCATAATAATATCCCTATACCATATCCTAATAATGATACTGAGTTCTTAGATAAGGGTAATTATATACATCTGTATGCTGATGACTTACTAATACCACCATCAGAGTATAATGTAATTGAGCATAAGATAGTATTTGAAAATGAGCATTATCTTGATGGTAAGACTACACTTAAGTTTGACTTCTTAAGCAATAAGACTCCTGATATTCCTGCTAATATCAATGATTATACTATTAAGACTGAGTCTAAGTTTATCACTATAGTGGATAATACTACAAGAGAAGTTCCTATAGAGTTCCCTGTAGATAAAGATACTTATTTTGAAAAGGGTTTTGGTTTAAGATTGTCAGTCGGTTCTACATTTATAGACCCAACACGATATAGATTCAATGATGACTTTACTAAGATTATCTTTACTGATGATATAGATTGGAATATTAGTGATACTAATACTAATAGAGAACTTATAGCTCTATTCATCTATTCTGATAAATACAAGTTTAAGTTTAAAACCATTCAAACTAAAGCCAAAGATACATCTAATACTATCATTACCGAAGTCCCAGAAGATATTGACTATGTAGACCATGGTGTATACTTTGCTGATACCGCATCAGTATATCTCCAAAAAGATAGATACTTCTCTACATTGACATCAGACAATAAACTTAATATCACTAATATAGATAGTGATGATAAGTTTATTAAAGACCGTGTGGTTAATACTAACTTTATATATTCTAATACTAGACCAGTAGCATTACATACAGAAACTCAAACTATAACTGTAACTACACCGGGTGAAACTAAGTATGAACTAAATTTCCCATTTGCTGGATATATAAACAATAACAATGTCATCGAAGTGTATGTAAATGGAGACCCATTAGCATTCACTGAGTATACTATTCTTAAGAATACTCTCCACATTAATAAACAAAACTTATTAATGCGTAAGGGTATTACTATAGAAGTGGTATATACATATCCAGAAGACCAAACTGTAACTAATAAGAAAGTTAAAACAGTTGCTGTCGATAATAATAAACAAAGCATATTGTCTCTTGAGTATCCATATGATGGATATATACCTAAGAAAAATAAGATTATTCTACTAGTTAATGGTAGACGTCTAGAAGAATCTAGATTTAGATATACTAATACTGGTATAGAGATTACTGATATTAAGTTCTTATTGAATATAGCTGATAATGTCGTATGCTACTATTATGATTATCCAGAGAATGAGTTTTCTATCAATATAGAAGACCAATTCATAACCACTCCTATTGAGGGTACTAATAAATTCCAAATTATATTCCCATTCTTTAACTATATGAAATCTCATAATGGGTTATTTGTAACTATTGGTAGTACATTGGTATCTCCAGAACGTTATAGAATCAGTGGTGATATCTTTGAATTTACTGATGGTACAGTTATAGATAGTACTCGTGGTTTTAATATTACATTCGTCTATAATACTATATTCAGGAAGTATAATAAGTACATCAAATCTGAGATGGTAATGGCTGATATAGCTGATGACGCTACAGGTATTACTATTCCATTCCCATTTGATGGATATTTAGAGTCTCCTAATAATAATCGTATGATGATGGTTATGGATGATGGGTATGTACTAGTTAAGAATGACTATGAAATCATTAATGGTAAAATCTTCTTAACCGATAAAGCTAAGATGGCAAAACATGGTTCTAAAATCAAGTTTATCTTTAACTATATCAATGCTAAAATTAATAAGAAACTAGTTGAAGACAACGAAAAGAACTATGATTTGAAATTCGTTAAGATTCCATTAACCGAATCTGGTGATAAGTATATCAAAGATAAAAATAATCATATCCCTTACGATAAAATGACTGAGGGTGATGGTTTATGGACTGGCGAAATGGATAAAGAAGATGTATATAGAGAGATTCTTGATAAAGAGTTTAATTATGTACGTACAAAATACATTACTATTGATTCTGTAATGTCTATGACTAAGATTGCATTTGATATGCCTTACTTCTTTAATCTATTATTTGATAAAGTCAAACTAGAAGATAGACTTATGCTACAAGTACCATCTATTCGTGAGTTTAAAATGTTTAGACTTAGTGATATTATGTGTACACTATTCTCTCTAATGTATGAATACTATAATCTTGAAGATGATATCATGCAAGATCCTGAAAAGATTATGTATATTATGGGCTTTAACTTCGATGCAGACTTAGGGGTATTACAAAAGATGCTTCGTGGTCCTAGATATTATAAAGACTTAGATTATACTGGTGCTGATAAGTTTGAATCTTATAAGACTCCATTGACTTCGGCTAAACAGTTATTGAAAATTTTTAATAATAACTTGGCTTTACGTAATAGTCTTCTTACTCATATGAAAGATGCTAATAACTATCGTGAGTATAATGCATATAAGAAGACATATGAAGCGTTAATGCAAATCAAATACAATAATGACTTCTTCAAGATGCCATTTGAAGCCGATAGGGGTAAAGAACCTAATAAGTCTTACTATAATTTCTTGACTTATAGAGATAGAGACTTGTCTGGTCTTATTGATAGTATCCGTAATATAGGAGATCTTACAGAAAAAAGAAAACGTATCATCAATACTTGTATTGATATTACTAAATACGTAGAGCGATACTTTAATAGTAACGAATACCAATACTTATTCAATTCATTCCCTGGTGTTGGCTTAGACTTTATTAAGCAATACGTAGCTAAAGTCATTAACTTCTTTAAATCTTATAAGATCGAAGTCATGGGTATTAATACTATCTATAAATTTGATAGTAGATTATTTGAAACCATTAGAGCTATAGATGATATCTGGTATATCTGTAAGATTAAAGATGATGACAGTATTGATATAGTTGATGGTATAGTAAATACACATATCAATTCTTTAGCTAAAGATGCTGTACATTTCTGTGATAAGATGTACTTACGTAACTGGTGGTATAAAACTCTTATTCTTGCTGATATGTATGATATTCTTCCTAAGGATATTATTAAATACATTGTATTGAAACCATTAATAGATGAGATTGATGGTTTAGATGGTGTACACGATAAACTTAACCTAGATGTCAAACTGATGCTTGATGATCATATCAACTCTTTATTCATTTATGATACTATGGGAAGCAATGTACACTTCAAAGTTAAAGATACAGCAAGGGCTCATGACCATATGTGGCTTAACCCGTTCTATAAAGCCTAGTTTAACATAGTTATAAAGTTTAAGCTTAAATAACGATAAATATATTTATGGAGGTCGACATGTCCAATACTAAAGAACTCATTTTTAACGAGTTTAACGGTACTGAAGAGAAAGCATCTATTCGCTCTCATGCATACCGTGATACTGATATTGTAATTAGAGCCTTGGGTACTGATAAAGTATTATTCCGTGGCAAAAATAAAATTGTTTTACCTGGTGCTGAATTCACAGCTCGAGCACATTTCGGATTTGCACCAACTACTGAAATCACTCCTTCTTATAATACTGAACTAGGTTTAGAAAACAGTGTATTCGAAGTTCCTGCAGAAGCAGAAAAAGTTATGCTATTCTGTGTTGGTACTGATGGTTGTGGTCGTGAAAACTCTCAAGTACGTGAAGTTAACTATGCTAAATGGATTACTCCTGAAGCATTGGTCCCTTTCCGTTATCCATTAGTAACTGAAGATATCAGTGATGCTAAGAAAATGACTTACCATGGTCGTAAAGTAATTGGTAACCGTGTTGCTTATTACTTTAAAACATTCGAAACTGAACCTGTATTGATTCGTCGTTTCGAAGATGGTACTCCTATTGATGCTAAGATCTACAATACTAATAAAAACTTAGATGTAGAAACTGTAGTAGAAATCCATCTTAAAATTACTGAAGATGAATGTCGTGAATTCTTCGTTAATACTGTAGGTCTTAATGAAGCACGTATTAATACTATCTCATTATGCTATGCTTGGCGTAAAGAAATCGATGGTGTAATGCATTATCAAGATATCCGTCCTTTGACTAAATTAAACTTCCCTAATGAACAGTTAATCGAACTCAACAAAGGTATCGATATCACTTACCAAATTTATTATTAATAACTAATATAACAAAGATTGTAATAGAAGATGGAACCCATCCACTTCTTCTATTACATTCACTCATAGGATAATCATCCTATAAATTCTTTCATGGTTAGTTGATATTACGTAGTCAACTAATTACTCTCCTTATAGTGACACGGTTGCAGACTACTCTCCCTGCAACCGTGTTATTATTACAAAAAAAAATAATACATGGGTAGATGAGCGAACACCTACCCATGTATATTATTCACCTATAAATGATTTTCAGTTATAGGTGGATTGATTCCTTGTGTTTTAAGGAATCTAAAAGCCATTATGGCTTCGTGATGACTGACGTTGTTTATGTCAGCATAACGATCAGCCACAAGGTTCATCGCAGTTCTAATCTGCCAATCTAGATTGGCAGATCTTTCTGCTAGTTGATTAGCGTAGTTACCTACGCATCCTCGACCGTTCATGGGAGTCACCTCCTTTCGGCAAGTAGACTTATGTCTACAAGTGTATGGCTATATTTAGATACAGCTATTCTGAGTGGCTGTATCTACCATACACAATTATAGTATACAATCGTAAGTATTAACTTTTACTATAAAAAAAACAAAATTCCCCATATAGGCAATGCCTATATGGGTATATTTTTTGTCTATAATGTATCTTGAAGAAGTAATGAATGAAACTCTCTTAAGATTCTTTCATTAAATGAAATATCAATTGCATTCTTATATTGCTCAGGTACATAGTTTAGATTGAATTGACTACAACTAGTTCTAAACTCATACTGAGAGAATATATTGAATGGTCTATAATATCCTATATCTAACTTACGTTCAATATAATCATTGTATAATCCATGGAGCTGTTTAATAGCATTACGCTTATCTCTCTTATAGATATTGATTATATTATCAAAAGACTTCAATAGATATGGGATGTGTAAATCCACAACCCTATTAGGCATACCCTTAACTTCAAAATATGTCATAAGCATATCTCTAGTAAAGAAGATACTCATATTATTTAGCTCTAAGTAATCATAATATATAGACTTTGCCTTGAAAGTTATGCCATCAAGTTCTTGGTATAATATACTAGGATTTATGATAAATAACGCATCATTACGTATCTCCAGTAGGGATACTAAGGGAACTTCATTTTTCTCGAGAAAGACTAACTTAGCCTTCTTAATCCCCTCAGCTAAGGTAGAACTGAGATGGTTGTCTCGTATGAAATTCCCCATAAAGTATTGTCTATTGTATCTATCCATATGATAAACCATATCATATGTCTTATCATCAATCTTTCCATACTTGTATAGTATATTAAGATTGGCTTTCTCAATATCGTACTCCACGATATTACTATCGATTACCATTCTTATATCTGATACGTAGTCTCGTCTGGCTAATACCTCATCATACAAGCTCATTAGTAAACATACTCCTTACTTGTACACCATATGTAGATGGCATACCTCTTAGAGGTTTATGCTCTGCTATTTGTTGTAATATTTGAGCGTATAGACCAGACGATTGATTGATGCTAGAAAAGTCTAAGTTTTCTGCTGACTCAAAATAGTCATATTCTTGTAACAGTTTTTGATCTGTTACATCTCGGATATAGATTGGTTCAATACCCCATTCTTCTTTAAAGAAGTCTCCTATCACTTCAGCAATATTGTATAACCAATCGTTATACATATCAACTACTATGATAGCTGTATTATTATTGATGACACATGTAGCAATTTCAAATAACTCTTTAAAAGCTTTTTGAGATTGATTCATTACACTATCACCAAACATGAAATCATAGTCCTTTGTAGCTGGATCATAATTACGTAGTGCATATATAATCTCAGCTACACCTTCAAGAGACTCTAGTCTAGTTATATGGATATCTTCTTTTAGCTTAAAGAGATCTTCATATAATCTAGAAGTGATTGTGTCTGTAAAGATTAGTTTCATAATCTTAACTCCTTACAAACATAGATGGTCTTGTACCACGTAAAGATGCTTCATATGTATCTTTAGCAATACGGTTAGCATCTTCGAAAGATAGTCTATCACCATATCTAGCCATAAGCATTGGTTGTTGACTGTACAAGACATTTTGAATGAATGCTTGAGATGCCTGAGCTCTACTGAATAAAGCAATAAAGTTCTCATAGGAAATATTATTGCTTTGCTGTAACCAAATTAATGCATCGAAACCAGCACCCATATCAGGATAAATAGCATAAGCATCATCAGAGTAACCCAAATTCATATTCTCAATCGGAACTTTACTTTGGAGTTTCTCTTGGAAGAATGCTAATAAGACTTCAGGGATTAGATTAAAACTATCCCATTCGTCTTTAGGAAAATATAGTAGTATTTGTTTACCTGTAAGTAAACCTGTGGCTACAAGCAATGCACTGTTCAAAACGACAGTGTTATTAGATTGCAAGTATGCCATATATTGGTCTCTAAATACTTGGTCTGCTACATTACCATTGTAACGTTCTTGTGCATCTAAGTATTCTGCTACCAATTCAAATGGTGGAAGATAGGCTGGGATAGTTAATATCCCACCACCATCCATAGGTTCATCTGTAATTGCAATAACCCTTGAGGGACGTCCACTAGCTAATAAGTTATCTACCATGATAGTAGAATTTGTTATAACAAACGGACTCGGAGCTTGTGGTGCATAATTCATTGAAACCTCCTTACTAGAAGTTTGCATCAAACTTCTTATTACTATATTTTACTTTTTTGTGTTTACCAGCTTTATTGCTAACTACACGAGACTCTTGAGCTTCTGCTTCACGTTCAATACGTACATCTTCAATGTCTTTGATTAGACGTTCAATATCTTCTTTGATTGTGTCATATAGTTTCAAAGAGTTTACACGTACAGTATACATTACTGGGCCATCTAATTCTTTGAATCCATCTTTTTCAAGATCAATACATAAGAAGTCTGGTAAGATTTCTGTAAGCAGCATTGGTTTGTTTAGTTCACTCTTACCTTTGACTTCATTTAACTTCTTAACTAAGTCTTTAAGCTCATTATCTTCATAAGTTTCAATCTCACTCATGAAATCGTTAATACGATCTTGTAATACTTGCTTGAAGTATTTGATGTCTGGCATATTCATTAGCATTTTAGCATTCATATCTTCTTCAGTCTCCTTGTTTTCAATCTCTTTAGACTCTACTTTAGTGTTTTCTTCCTGTTTAGTTTCTACAGGCTCAGTAAAGTCATAGATTTTGCCATTTGTAGTGTCAACTACGTTTACTGGTTTACCGTCATGAGTAATCAATTTGATTGGTTTCTCAATAACTGGCTCTTCTTTCTTATCTTCTGGTCGAATCACTTTTACACCATTAGCTGTAACAATGATGCGTACCTTAGCATCATTCTTTTTCTTTTCTTCTTCAGCTTTAAGTGCTTTACGTTCTTCTTCTTGTTTAAGAAGAGCTTTTAGATATTCGTCATTGTGCTCTCTTGTCTTTTCAGTCTCAGTTTTCATATCATCAATAGCTTGACGATAGTCATTGAGAACTACTTCATGTGGAGCTACGAATTCTTCTTTACTTTCATTGATTTGGTTAGTGAAACCCTCTTCAGTACTGAATACAGTTTTACCACCGACTTTAATAGTACATTTGATTCCCATGTCAATCCCCCTAGATGGAACATAAACGGATAATTTTTCTTTTCCTTTGTATTGCTTAGCTTTACCTATACCACCACACTTCTTACACATAATCTTATTATATCCAGGAGTGTAGCCTAGCTCACCACCACACACTGCAGTGCTATGCCAGTCTATAGGTTTACGGCAATACGCTGTATCTTTATCTAGAATATACATATCAGCATAGTCTAGTAATACTGGACCAAAGCCTTTACGAACTCCCCAGTTCTTAAAAGCTTCGGTACCAAAATCGTCAATTATAAATCTTTTAGTTATTGCACGCATGATATCAAAGATATCTTCACGTACAGACCATAGTTGGTATAAATTCTCTATAGGAACTACACGTTCGAAAGTACCTATAACACCATCATCCGTGGTATCGAAGCACTTACATACGAATGGTTTAAGATATTTCTGGTTAACAATCTCATTCGGATTATTAGTTCGTCCAGCAATATCTAAACCAATCTTAACTACGAAAGAATCATCAAACTGTGGTTGGAATACTACACGGTTAGTACCAGCATGAGCTAGTATATAACCGAGTGGGTTTAGTATTCCTGCTAAGATTCTAAACTTATCTTTAAAGAATTTGATCTTAGGATTAGTCACTACTAACTTAATAGATTTGATTGTCTCTGCATCGAATAAGTCCTCAACCATAGGCCCTTGTAGATCATCGAAAGCTCTCTCTAATGGCACTGTATAAGCTAATGACCTATACATGGCATTTAGATGAATTTTTCTTACGTCTACATTACTATTTGTCAGATTGAGTCTTACATCATCAGCTAATGTGCTTGCTACTATCATATGTGCCTCCTAATTCTGGAGATAGATATGCTTTGATTGCATCGTTAGCTTGCATATTTAGTTCGACTTGATGCTTAGCAATAGATTCCATAGATTTACCATTGTAAGTATCAAATTCAGGATCTTTTAGACAAGACCCTTTAGGTAAGTTTTGACCGACAGCTAGGAATTGTTCTAGAATAGAGTTCTCAAAGTTAACTCTATCTTTATTATAATCATATCCAGCTAGTTTGCCAGTCTCTTCTAAGTAGATATAATTATTCATCATATCTTTGAATTGCTCATCATCCTCATATTCCTCAAGTAAGTCAGATACTTGACCGATACGAGTCTTGTGTTTATAACTGCTTAATGCTTCTTGGAATGGGGCACGTTTATAATACCCAGCATCTTCAGATAAGTCAGTTGGTCTACGGTGAGCTTTTTCTAACATTTCTGCTCTAGCTATACATGCTTCGAAGTTCTTATTGTCGACTTCTTTATCACCTGTAGCTTTATAGTTACTGAATGCTGTAGCCCATGGATAGAAGTTCGTAGGAATCATAATAGGTTGACCATTTCTTCCTTGGAATGCAGACCATTCAGGTGCTGGACGTACAGGAATAACCGCATCACGGAAACGTTGGTTCTTCATACGCCAGTTATAAAGTCGTAATTCTTTTTCATCGAAATCAATACGACGTTTTTGTGTTAACATATCCCAATCAGGATATTCCCAATCTTCCATTTTACGAAGCTTTCTTGAAGATTCTGTTTGGAGTCTTGGGTCATAGATGTATTGATGAATCAAACCATATGGATCTTCTTCATCATATACTTTAGAAGCTTCTTCATTACTAACTTGGTTTGTTACCATATAGGATGCTACCCACATACTTTTCCACCAAGCCATTTTATCTTCATGGAACTTACGAGCGTTCTCATGTTTAGATTCGTACTCTTCTTTAGCAAATCGTGCAGATTCTTTATTGAAGAGATATGCTTCTGCTGGAGTTAATACATTAGTATTAGGGATAAAGTGTTTAAGCATGTCGTTTTGCTGTACTTGTGCTTTAACTTCATCCATTGGGAATGTCCATCCCAATCTATTACCTCGAGCTTGCCAAGATCTACGCAATGCACGACGTTCAAATTCTTCACGACGTTGGTTGTATTGTTCGATCAAGTAATTGGCATACAATAGATTTTGCTCATCACACCAAGCAGGATCTTTTGGTCTTGGTGTTGGCAGTTCTGCTTGCATCTTAGCAATACCACGGTCACAAGATCCGATACTATCCATTAATAGATTATAAGTATCTTGGTCATATCTTGCACTGTTTACTTGCTTAACGTAGATGCCACGCTTATCTACTAATAACTGTAGCTTATCAAACAAGGCTTGCTTGTTTTGTTCCCAGTTATAACGTTTAAGCCATTCATTGTATCTAGCTTTATAATCATTGATTTCTTTAACTTTAGAGTCACGTTGCTCTGGAGTTAGATTAGGATTATTAAGCATATCAGCAATAGCTTTATCATTAGGTGGAGCTTCCATATACCCTACATCGTATACAGGAACATAGAATTTATCCACTAAGATATTAAGACAACTGGAGTCTTTAGGTGTTACCATAACTTGCCAGTTAGGATTTACAGGATAACCTGCTAATGGATGACCACCAACTGTAGTCATCATCTCCCAATTACGACGTTGGTCTTCATATGCCAACATTTGTGCATCTATCATCTGTCCTTGGTATTGCATACCTAGTTGCTGTTGAGCGGCAGATGTAGTATTAGATGTAATATTAGGTAGACCAGCACCATGGAAATATGTACGGTGTGGACTACTAATGATACGTTGTCCTTTAGGGAGTTGTGGGAATACACCCTCAGTAGGGTCTTGACCACGAGATAATAACAAGTCTTCATATAATTCTAATACGAATTCTTGTTCCAAATCTGCACGATCTGGATAAGCATTTAGAAATGATAATACATCGTCATATGTGTTTTCTGGTTTCCATGGTACATTATGAGGAATACCACATACCATATCATTAAGACGATTGATATACATATTTCTGATATGGATATCATTTTCAATTTCTTCTGGACGGTTAGCAAATCCTAACCATTTCTTAGCATCATATACATCAGGGAGCATATCTGCTAAATGTAGACTGTCATCTTTAGGTGTAGATTGTAATTCACTATATACCTTGTCAGTCATTTCTTGTGCTACTTGTTCAAGTATAGCATCAAAGTCAACTTCACCAGCAGTAATTAGAGTCTGAATATCCTTGTATCCTTTCTCATGTGCTATCTGTTGAAGTCTATTAAGAACTATTGGTGTAGCAGCAATAGCTTCAGCTTTAGCTGCTTCTTGCCAAGTCATTTGTGTTGGAGTCTTTAAAGACTCTACTGATACACCACGTCTTGCAGCAATTTCTTCTAGTTTTTTATCATCAGCAGTACTGAAATTACTTTGTGGTCTATGCCAACCACTTACATCTGGTTGCATTCTACTAGCAGTTGGTGGGATAAATGTATTCATACCACTCATCGGTGGTTGATTATTAAACCCATAATCCAATGGAACTGCTGTTTCGAAATCAAATCTTGGTGCATTACCCATAGCCATATTTTGAGACATTGCTACTTGTGGCTGAGGTTGTGGGTATTGCATTTGCATTTGTTGAGTCATCATAGCATCATGTTGTGCTTGAGCCTCATAGATTTTATACAATGGTACAGCATCTTGGAAGTCAAAATGCACATTAGGGTCAACGCCTCTATCTTGCATTTGCTTATCTGCTATACTTTGATTTACCATTTGTGCCATATCACCCCAAGACATTCTTCCTTGTTGTTGAGGTGCTTGTTGTGGCATAGGTTGTTGATACTGCATTTGAGGTTGAGTCATTTGCATTTGTTGTACTGGCTGTTGCCATTGTGGTTGTTGCACTTGTTGTTGCATACCATACCATACACCTGCTGGAACTGTTTGAACTTGTTGCATTGCAGGCTGTGGTTGTTGCCATTGTTGTTGTGGCATTGGTTGTTGTACAGGTTGTTGATATTGCATTTGTTTATCTGCTATATCTTGGTTTACCATTTGTGCCATATCAGCCCAAGACATTCTTCCTTGAGATTGAGGTGCTTGTTGTTGTGGTATAGGTTGTTGTACAGGTTGTTGATGGTGGTTATGCCCACATCCACAGTTTTGACTGTGTTGGTGTTGTACTGGATGACCACTATTCATCATCTCTCCTAGAGATGGAACATGTTGACCTTGAGCTTGCATTTGAAGCATTTGATTAGTCAACTGATTGAAAGCTTCGGCATTCTCATTAATAAATGCTAGCTCTTCAGGTGTAAAATTGCTTGGGTTAGCAATATTAGGTTGCACCTGTTGTTGTGGTTGTTCCACAGGTTTAGGTGGTTCGATAACCACCTCTTCTTCTTTTGCCTCACCTGCCAATGAGATGAACATCGATTTTGTCTTATATACTTCACCCTTGAGTGCAGCTAACTCTTTCTTAAGATCTTCAATCTTGTCTGCATTGTCAAAGATTGTTTGTATATACTTCTCTCCATGTTTCATTAGCTCTCTATTCTTTGCTTTGAGAGCTTCAATCTTATTGGTGATTACTTCACATTGGAAGCTTGTTGTTGTATCTACATTTGGTGTAGGTACTACTTGTTGCACAGGCATAGGTTGTGCCTGTTGTTGTCTGTTGCGTGTCCGCAACGCATCGAAATACATTTTACTTTCTCCTTTTGTTTCTTTAAACACATGAGGATTCCCCTCTACTTTTGAAATGGATATGAACTGTTCACCCATGCTAGGTGAGGCTTCATACTCTTCTCTTGTGATAGTTTGTACTCCCATCTGTCCATGGGGCATATAATAACTATCAATACTGAACTTATCCATAGACTTTCTCCTTTCTTGATAGAAATAAAACATCAGCCAAAAGAATAGCTGTCCAATATCATAGCTATAATATACATCTATAAATTAAGTTCATTTATCATTTCTGAGGGGGTTATTAAGCACACTGAGCCATAAGTGCCCAGTGTGCTATTAAATGTATTAGTCTTCGGAATTATCTAAATCTTCTGCGTTAATTGTTTCACTTTCTGGCTCCTCATAGGACCATCTACAATGTACATGATTTTCTTCAGTAGGCTCTTCTACTGGATCATTGTTAGTCTGGATAGGTTCTTCTTCTGGTGGATTAACTATATCCATAAGAGCTTTCTTGAATAAGTCAACTAGCTCTTTGCTATCTAGCTGATATCTATTATTGAAGAACATGTCTCCGAATAATACGATTCCATTGTATCCATATCTAACTCTAGCCATAACACCTTGTACTAGGTCTTCATGGGTTTGAGCTTTGTCTGTACTAGCCATTAAATCAGCCATAGTTTTCTTAATAAAGTTTGGATTGGTTAATTCCATAGGATTAGCATTTTCAGCATATGGTTCCATTACGATATTGGTTACATTAGCAGCATCAAGAATCAATACTCTAAATCTACCATTTACATATACATATGCTACTAATTTATCATTAGTCACTTCAAAGTACGGTGAAGTGATTTCAACTACTTCATCAAATACAGTATTGATGGATAGTTTTAATAACGTGGAGAATTGCTTATTAACTTCTTCGATAGTAAGATCAGTTACAAATAAGTATTGTAATTGATTAGCTATAACTAAATTAGTCTTACCATCTTCAGTATGATAAGCAAGAAACTCTGTCTTACCTTTTTTGTAATCTTCAATAGCTTCTTCAGTAGTAGAACCCTTACCACTGTAGTCGTTCATTAGAATAAATTCGATGTTTAATTCTTTCATCTCTCATTACCTCCTATAAGAAAAGATTGTTTCTTATATGTGATATCTAAAGTAAAAAGTTACCCATATAGGTCAATGACCTATATGGGACTTTTGTTTTTAGATGCGATATAAGATTAATGCATCCATGATGATCATAATAACGATTAAGACATATACAATTTTTAAGTTTACAGACACTGGTTTAATAGCTTCCATTTCAAGAGGTTCTGCTACATTCAAGATATCTTTAAGTTGTTTAGCCTTATCTTCTAATTCAGCTTTTACATTGCTATCATATTTATCAATATGATCAACTAATGTAGCTGCCATAGTATCAACTTTAGTTGAGATCTCTCCATCGAATTCAGCAAACTCATCTAATTTAGAAGCTTGCTTTTCAATCAAAGTAGTACTATCTTTTTGATTTTCTTCTAGAATAGCCATTTTGGTTTTAATATCATTTAGCTCTTCTAGTAGTTGCTCAGAATTGGCTACACATTGCATAATGTCTTGATTATTTTTAATCATCGTAGCTAATAACTGTTCACGTACTTCGGCAACTGTAAAACGGTCACCACTTACTGGTTTCTTTTTAATAGTATCTTCTTTTACTTTTGCTTTAGCCATATTTCTTTCTCCTCAGTTATATGTATTCTAGTAAATGAACTAAGTATAAGTGCTTATGATAGTGTTTCTCAAAGATTACTATATTTAAAACTAAATATCTTTGATATTCTTCTGAAGTCTGGGTATGGGTATCTTTCAGTTATAATAGGCATATTTGCTTCTATACGTCTACCATATACACCAGTACTATTGTTATTGTATAGCATCTGTCTAGTGTAATTATCGATATAATTATTGGCTTTATGTAAATCATCAGCCAATTCAAAGTACTCTTTAAATGATACAAATTCTTGATTATAGCTATTAGAATTCAAAAAGTTATTATAGGCTTTCTTAATGTGCAATAATTTTCTTGTATCTATATGCCCATTGATATGGGATATCCTAATATTTACCCAATCAGGTATATTAGATATGACTGCTAAGATATGATGATAAAGACTCTGATTTGCTACAGGGGTTCCAGATGAGTTATACATAATACCGTTCTCATCCATGTTTCTTAACCAACCTGGAAGCCAATCACGAAGAGCACATACACTAATCTTACTATCACTAAAGATATTAAACGTAGTGAATGGACATACTTGTCGTCCAGTAGTCATTTGCTCTATATACATAAACGCTAAAAGAAGACCATATAGTTCACCATAGTTATTAGTTGTCTTACGTATATACTGATAGGTTGGTTCTAACATCCAAAATTTTCCACATCTATCGAGATATTGCATCTGGTCAGAATAGAATAATGGTAGACATCCTGCGACTACATCGTTATTCTGTTTAGTATGACTCTTCTTATTGACAGATGCATCAGTAAATAGGTTCAAAGTTCTTGGGTCGTAAATATCAAACACTTTCTATACACCCCCTTTAGTGTGATACAAAAATATCCAGTAAGACCAATAACGGCCTTACTGGATAGTTATTATAAGAATCAATAGTTATTTGTGTTTAGTGACAATCTTAATACCATTGCTTTGTAAGTTTTCTAATAAACCCACTAGTTCAGCTGCTTCTTTAGAGAATGTATTTTGTTTAGTTGCTTCCTTAATGAATTTAACTTTTGAATCATCAACAAGAACGGCTTTAGTGAACGTAGCATCATCTGGAACCAAGTTCTTATCACAGATATCACCAATTGCTACTAAAGAATCTGCACAGTTAGCGCATTCCATATAATGAACCAAATCATTCGCTGCAATTACAACTAACTTTTCGCCATTGTCTTGAGTATACTCAACGACAGGAATCATAGTAGCATCAAATTTCAATGCAGAGTCTAAAGATTCCACGGCTTCAGTTACTGTAATAGCTTTTGCTTTAATTTCGTCTTCTTGCAAGGTATTAAAATGACCTAAATCATATTGCATAGATAATTCTTGTAATACGTCAAAGTCTTTCATGTTTAATCCTTTCTTTGGATATAAATTCTATATCCAATTAATAACGTGTTCTAGGATTTAAAGTATTAATTATCTCTTGCTTACGTTTCTTCAATAATTCAAGTATGAATTCTTTTCTAGGTAAGTCATAAGCACCGCTATCATCGATATACATGTACTTAGTTTTCAATAGCTCTTGGCTCTTAGCATGGTCATATGAAGCTGTGGCTTTCTCAATCTCATGTAAGTTTTCCAATTGGTCTATTGTAAAGTATGGTTCATACATCTCTACAAATTTCTTATATTCCCCGTAAACATGAGTTGTCGGGATAAATAAGTAGTTATTGTGTACTAGTTCATGTACTGTCTCTGATAGTGGGATTAAACCAACCATTCCATTATAATGAATCCACATAACTTCTTTAGCAATAGTTTCTTCATCAAACTCTTGACCAGAAGCTTGCTGTTTACGGTATACTACCATACAAATGTCATATAACGTAATTGGATCATGATGGATATGAATCTTAATACTTGTATTATCTCTATTAGATACGTTCTTATAGAAAGAGCAAGTATCCATATTGAAAGAAAGACGTAAGTATTGAATAAGTTCTCTATATTCAATACTATTACGTACATTCTTTTCAATTTGCTTAATAAATTTATCAAATTCCTTAGGATCATTCAATTCCCAGTCTTGTAAGTCATACTGAGGTACATAATCCATTTTTAAAATAGATTTATCTACGGTAGAAACCTGATTAAGCATATTTGGGTTTCTCACTACAAACCACCTCCTTTTGGTGTGAGCTTATAGTGATGTTCTCCAAGGCCTATAAACGGTCCTTGGCAGACACAGACGTTCTACCATCTGGATAATATTCAGTTACAAAGTCCTCAGAATCAACTGTAATGATACCAGTCTTAGGGTCTACTGTAGCATTAGGCGGAATAGGAGATCCATCTGGCATTGTTGTAGGAACTTTAACAGTAGGTTCACTAGTATGAGCATCTGTAGATTCACCAGGTACTGGTGGTAACTCATCATCAGTTGGTGGTAATGGTGGAATATCATCATTACCAGATACAGGAGGTTTAACTACTGTACCAGCATCAGGTTCTGTAGGTAATTCTGGAACAGTTTCATCTTCACTAGGAACTGTAGGTGTAGCTGGAGATGCACTACCTGGTTCATTTTCATGTGGAATAGTTTCTGTGCTTCCATCTGTAGGTGGTAATGGTGGTAACTCAGGAATATCTCCACCTGTAGCATCATTAGTATCACCAGAAGGTAATGGTGGTAATTCTGGGATATCACCAGTATTATCATCATTCGTAGGAACTGTAGGTACGCTATGATGACCTTCTTCAGGTAATGGTGGTAATTCAGGGATATCATCAACTATATTATTATGATTATCAAATCCTGGTGGGTTAGCTGGAGATGGTGTACCTGCAACAGGTCCTGGTACTTCAGGTTTTTCTTTTTCAACTACAGCTGGTTTAGCATCTTCAAGAATTCTGTCAATATCACCTAAACGGAAGAATTGGTAATCTCCTTTATAATATTGGTAATGCTCAGTGGAGAAGTAATTACGTACTAATGCACGTTGTTTATAATAGTCTTCTCCAAGTTTACTTGCTACAGATGTATCAGCTTCCATAGCATCGTTAATGATAGTTGCAATTAAAGCATCATCAATGGTTACAAATCCATTTTCCATAGCAATCTTATTATACTTAGCTTTAAGATTAGTCATAAGAATAAGCATAATCTTAGCTCTACGTTCTTTTTCGGTTACGTTATTCATATCATCAACTGTTGGTGGAATCAATGTAAATTTACCATCAGCATCTAATCCTTGAATGTAACCAATACCGACATCAGCTAAACCAGTTACGTCTAGCCAAATAGCTTCGTCACCGAAGTTACTTCTTACCTCATCTAAGGTAAGAGTTGTTTCTGTTAAGAATACGACTTTTTGTTTATAAATCTGTGCGTATTTTCTCATCAGTCTAAGTCCTCCAATACTTCTTCTACTTCACTACCATTAGCTAGCTTTGCATTATAAATCTCTGTACGTATCTTACTATCTAAATACTTCTCAAAATAGTCTATATTTTCAATATTTTTGTATATATTTTTTAATATAGTCTTCCCAATTGTATCTTTATTGGTAAGAATAGAACGGTATGATATTGCTAATTCGCAAATATACGATGTCTCCTGTGTATCCCCACTGGAAGATGTAGATAATTGCTTGTAGATGCAATTCTTGGCTAATGTAGATAGAATTAATAAATCAATTAATCTAATGTCCATTAGTCTGACTTGCAGATATATCATCGAAGGGTCTAATATCCAATCTGTATCGTCTCTACCAACCATGTAGTTCTTGGATATGTCTTCTATGTCTGGTATATTAAAATATAAGATGTCATCTTCTTCTACTGGTTCTAAAGTATTTACATAACCACGTAAACGAATGAACTCATATATCCCTTCGATGGTATCTTCTTCTATAACCCCAAAGTATGTGGCTAGTCTATATAAGATGGAGTCTTCATTCTGTATACGTATATCTGTAATGATATCTATATACTCTTTAAGATTCAAAGATATTAAGTTATCCGATATATGGTATAACTGTAAGTACATCTTTTGCTCTTTGTTTATGGTATCTCCATCTACAGCGAATAAGAAGTGATAGTTCTCTGCTGATGCTACTGGATATTTCTCTGGTAAGTCTGGAAAGAATAATAATGATACTGTTTGACTTGTAGTCTCAATATCTTCTGTAATTAATCTATTCTTCTCCTTGGTGGACATCAAGTTCTGTATCTTCTTTAGTATCTTCATCTTGTCCAATTCTTTCTAAGAATACTTTAACGATTTCATTGTTAATATCTTCTTTAGTTCTATATACAATCTTAGATGATTCCATATCCATTCGTTGTATGTCTACAACTACATCTGTTTCTTTGGATTCTAAACATTGCTCTTCATCTAATAAAGATCTAGCTAAGATATCATTCGCTATGTCTAGCATCTTATATTGACCATCATTAATTTCATCATTACGGTCAGTCTGTTCTTTAGCCCTAGCTTCGATAGTATCTTTCAATACACTAGTATCTTTGTAATGCATCTTAAAGATTAAATCTGCTTTAGGTAATAAGAATCCATCTGCTAGTTTCTTTACCATCTCTTTCATAATGGAGAAATCTATTCCTTGGGATTCTTTATATTTAACTGAACTCAAATATCCACTAGGCATATGCTTCATCTTGCTTACTACACGTTTAGCTAATTGGTAATAGATATTAGAATAGTAGTATCTGTCCATAATGATGATATAGTTATCATTAAAGAATGTATTGATATTGTCTAGTTCTTGTTTACTATAAAACGTAGTGAAGATATCTGTAACGAATAACGTAGTCTCTGCTAATGGACTGATAACAATGTCAACGTTATCTTCAGATTTGTATAGCTTACTAGATTTGAAATAGTCTACTAGATTATGACTAGATGGACTACCATAATTAGGAAACTGAAACATTACTACTTTGCTTGTAATATTCTCTTCGATATAATCCATTAGTAGATTAGCTTGAGTATTCTTAAAACTTCCATCTACTCCTTCGAATACAATAATCATTGGTCTATCTAATTCTATTCTATCTAGAATCTCATAATCAAATTGCATAATTAGAATATCCTTTCTTTGTGTAGAATAATTTTTGCTTATATAATAATTAGTTGCTACAGAGACGAACTAACTAGTTCCAATAGAGAGAATAGTATCTTCTGTTTGGATAGTATAAATTCTAGTTGCTACAGAGACAAACTGTTTACCCCTATAGTTATATAATTTAACTGCGTCAGCATAAAGTAAAAAATAGATCATGATACTACTTAAGATAATTAGATAATGGTGGACTAGGAGAGGAGCAGCCTTAGAAGCTGCGACTCGACGTAAGTCCACCCTTATATAATTTCCTAAGTATTATGATACTCTACAAAATAGAAGTAGTTTGTTTATCTCCTGAGTAGAGTATATACACTTTCTTTCTATAGAGAGTTTTATCTTATCTTCTATATAGAAAAATTATCTCAGATAGAATATATTATTCTATCTGAGTTTCTTTGTAATAATTTTATATACAGTAGCTTATTTTATATACTATAGAGGTTTATACTTTTTCTATATTTTGTACTAATTTTATACTACATTTTTTATCTTTTTCAATAAAAAATTTTTAGAAAATACGTAAGTATTTTCTCGCCCG